AAAAAAAAAAAAAAAAAAAAAAAAATAGAACCTAAATATTTGGATTAGTCTGAATATTCTTTTAAAAGTATTTGTAAATGACCTTTACAAATGCTTTTTTTTAAGTATAATATAACAGTTGACAACAGAATAGAACACCATTCAAATGGAAACATTTGAAGGAGTTGCATGCTATGGTCTCTCCTTTATCAAAAACCAAATTCTCCAAGGAGAAAGACGTGAGCTGAGCGGTTGCAAGATCAAAATCAGCAGGTTATGAAAATGAAGCCCAACACTTCATATCATCATTCATCGCCGTGCATCAGGGATTCTGGAAATCGGATGTAAAATAAAAAACTACCAGGCAAGGCCAGCAGTGGCCGTAGAAAAATGTTGATCTAATCAATGTTTAACAGTGAGGACTAAAATATGCTGTTATTAATTTTCGAAGGAAGTTTTAGTTATATAGGCTAAATATACTCATTAATAAGATTAAAAATAAAATAATAAAAAAAATAATAAAAATTAACCCTTTCGAAGAAACTTGTTTCTGAGAAACAATGTCTTGAACCTGATCCTAAATATAATATTAAGTTGCCTCGTATAAGTTCAAGAGATTACATATCCTCGCAAGCTCAGATATGTTACAGTCAAGCAAAAGACCATTGCTTGCCTGTGTAAAAGAAATTAAAAGTTTTGACAATTATCTTTCCTAATTAAAAAGATCAAGTATAATGAAAGTATACAGATGAAAGGAATTGATAAAAATGATTTTGAGCGATGAAGTATTAGATAAAAGCGGTTACCTGGTAGTTGATGAAGCTGAAAAAGAATTGATCGAGGAATACAATAAGATTATTCTCGATACAAGTGGTAAACCGGTAGGTAATGAAAATCGGGTAACCAAACAGGAATTAAAAGATGTGGTTGAGTTTAATAATAAGGTTGACTCAATTAATTTAGCGCGACGAGAACACCGTCGAGAAGCAAGATTGGCTCGTGAAGCTAAAAAATTGGATCGCAAACAAAAACGAAATAACCGATCAAAACAAAAATCAGGAGGTAAAAATCATGTTTGAACACTTTGTAATTGGCCCACATTTTATTGAACGGTATAAAGAACGAGTTCAAAACCTATCGGAATCGGCAATCAAAAGCCGGATTAAACAGGATCTACATTTTTCAAAAATTAAAAAAATTGTCAATGTAAATGCTCATACCCGTCATGTTTATACCCGATATTCACAGGAACTAGTTTTCCATAAAAAAGGTAAGAATTGGGTATTGGTTACCATCATGAAGCATACCCGTGATAGTATTGATCGTCAAATTGCCCGTCGCGAACGTTTACGTGCTTAAGGCACAGAATATGGAGGCTAAAAATGTCTACTCTTGTTATTGCACCCGCTAATCCTAGCGATGAAAATGCTTTTTACAAATTACTTCCAGAAATGAAAACCCTTTACTCACTGGTAGTTTTTAAGAAAAACGTTTCAAATTATTATACTAAAAATAAGATCGAACAGTGGTTTGAGTATATCGGTAAAGAGTTTAATATTGATCCGGCTTCTTTCATTCATAAGAAATCGATCCTTAATGAATTTAAAACGGGTGGAGGATTATACTCACAAAATTCAAACACCATTTATATTTACACCAATCGAGTTCACCCGCAACTATTAACCTATCTTATGGTTAAGTGGGTATTGACTGCTAAAAATAAAAACAATATTGGTGATGAATTTTTTGATGCTCAATGCTATGAAATTGCCAAGGATCTAATGGATCGTATTCAAGAAGATTGACCTAATATTATTAAAATATTAGGTTTTTCTTTTACTTTTCTGAATAAGCAAGTATAATGTAACAGTAAGAACAAGTAAGAAAGGAGAATGATTTATGACACTTTTTGGAGTCTTAACAGTTGTTTTTGTCACATTGAAACTAATGGCAATCATTGATTGGCCATGGTGGTTAGTATTTTCACCGTTGATTATTGGAGTAGCAATTGATATGGTTGTACTTTTTATCGCAAGCGTCTTCTTTAACAAATTCTGATCTAAACAAATGGAGGAAACAAAATGAACCTACAACAACTTGCAATTGTATTTGAAAAGCTTAAAGCCGCGACTACCGCGAGCCAAAAGAAACAAATCCTCTTGCAATATAAAGATAACGATCAATTCCGTACCGTAATGAAATTTGTCTTTGACAAAGGATTTACAACTGGATTGACTAAAAAAGGATTAAACAAAAAGATCTCGTTTGAAGGTGTTGAATCTATTCGCGGCTTCTATAGTATCTTTGGAGTAATGGATCATGTCTATGTAAATAATACTGGATCCCATCGTACTTTGCTAACGGTCCAACGATTTTTGGCAGAGCTTGATACCCAAGAAGAGTATGATACTGCTTTATCAATCCTTACAAAAGATCTTCCAATTGGAATTAGCAAATCAACATTGAACAAAGTTTATGGTAATAAATTTATTTACTCACATGACGTTCAAAAGGCTAAGAACTATGAACCAGGTAAAACAAAAATTAAAGAATTGTGTGCCATTACCGAAAAAATCGATGGTGTCCGCGGTACTTTATTCATTGAAAACGGCCGTGCAAAGATCTTACTTCGATCAGGAAAAGAAGTTGCTGGAATGGATAAAATGCTTAATGAAGCAATTAAAATCTTACCAGATAACCGTATTTATGATGGCGAGATCTTACTAAAAACAGAAGAGGATCTAACTATTCCTGAATTGTTCCGCAAAACATCTGGCGTTGTTCGCCGTGATGACGATCCATTAAAAAATGATCTCCAATTGGTTATTTTTGATTCCGTTCCGGTTGATGAGTTTTATGCTGGTAAATCAAAAGAAAATTATGAAGAACGACGTAAATTTTTAGATACTATTCAAATGGATCTTTGGCCATGTGATGCTTTAACAGTGACACCTGTATTGCTATTAAGTGATAAGGTAGAAGAAATTGAAACTGTTTGGATTGACATCATTAATGAAGGAAAAGAAGGAATCATGCTTAATCCTTTATCTGGTCATTATGAAACTAAACGAACACCTGCTTTATTACGTTTAAAACAATTCAAAACGGCTGATCTCCGTTGTGTTGGAATTAAAGAAGGCATTCGTGGTAATTATTGCGGATCAATCGTTGTTGAATATAAAGGAAATACAGTTGATGTACCTGGATTAAAAGAACATGAGAAACAGGCTTTCTGGGAAGATCCTAGTCAAGTAATTGGTAAGATCGTTGAAGTTAAGTATTTTGAGGAATCTCAAAATAAAGATGGACGTAAATCATTACGCTTACCTTCATTTAATGCAATTCGCTTTGATAAAGATGAAGTAAGCTATTAATATAAATAATAAATCCCGGTAAGAAATTATCGGGATAATAATATAAAGGGAAGTGTATAGTAATGAAAAAAACCATCATTGCTAGTCTATTAGCATTGCTAATTGGCGGGGCTAGTGTTGGTTCGTATCATGAAGCTAAGTTAGAGACGATCCAGACAGAACACACTAAAGAAATGTTAAATATGGAAAAAGAAAATCAGAATATTCGTAAAGAACGAAATGTTCTGAAAGATGAGACCAACACCCTGAAAGAACGTATTGTAAATTACCAGGACTCAGTTAAAGAGATGCAAGATGGTAAGGATCAAGATACGGAAAAGATTAACCGAGCATTGCGAGAAATCGATCAACTCAAAAAGGAACTAAGTGCCGTAAAAAAGGCTAAAGCCAACCAGAGAGAACAGGCTAAAACAGTTTCCAAAGTGAAACCTAAAAAGGTTATCCCGATCGAAAAACCTAAGGTACAGGCAAAGAAACCCGACATCCAAGATAAGCCTGTAATTAGAGAAACGGAGCAACCTATTAAGGAAAAAACTGTAAAAACTGCTAAACCAGAAGCAACCTCAGGTTGGCAAGTATTTTCCGCTTCGGCATATTCCACTTATGCCAATGGTGATCCAAATGCTAGTAAGAAATATGGCGGAATAACTGCCTCAGGAACACAAGTTTCTGCTGGAAGAACAATCGCCGTAGATCCTAACATTATTCCATTGGGTACAGTCGTAAATATTAAATCTGATTTTCCTGGAGTATCTGGGCAATATATTGCTGAAGACACAGGATCGGCCATCAAAGGCAATCGGATCGATATTTACATGGGGAATGTAGATACCGCATTAAGTTTTGGACGTAGATCAATTCAAGTTCAATGGTGAAAAAAGTAAGGCCTTACGGTCTTGCTTTTTCTTTACATATTTGTTTTTATAAGTATAATATAAATGTAAGTAATTAGAAATCTAATGAACTGAAAAATAAAAAAAAAAATAAATTTTATTATTAAGAAGGAGAAGTAAGATGGGTAAATTTAGTACACAACAAACATTTGTAGGAGAACTGGATGGTACAACAGCACACGAAATTTCATCAAAAGTAGATTATACTAAAACAAAATTAGTGGATCGTAAAGAGCACGTTGAGAAACTGCTTGGAGAAAGTGATTTCTTCCCGGAATACTTTGCTGATTATTTTAAACCAAATATTAACGTAACAGATTTTACCTCAGAAAGTAACAACGTTTGTAAGACATTAGAAAAAATGGCAAACTATCTTTTAAATTCTGATGAGATCAAAGCAGAAGACGATAAAGATAAGACGGTATATGTATTCCATACTGACGAAAGATATTTCCAAGAAAAGGTTGGTCGTGAGGCTTCGATTGAAGCATTCGGCGGTGAAACAGGATCGTTTGAAGAAGTTATCCATTTCCTAGTCCGAGACCAAGAAAACTTTAAAAAATCAAAAGATCAACACGTTACAAAACGTGATTTAGATCGTGAGGGTTTTGTTGGTGAAGTTTTACGAAATTACCAGCATACACTAGATTTTGTAACAAAAGAGCTAAAAAGTGGTAACTCAAAAATTAACCGCTATTTACTAACGAATACGAGCGGTGAGATCCGACAGGATATGCTTTATTCAAAAGATGCTTTGCTGGGAACATTTGCATACCGAACTAACGCGGAAGAATCAAATGTACCAGACATGGATGTATTTGATTTTACAAACAAGACTCATATCAAAGGTAAAAAGTTTACGTTTGTTGCTCCTGATGGAAAAGAAACGGTAATTAATGTTAAAGGTCTTATGTATTTCAAGCCAAAATATGATCCTAACAGTGAATTTGATTTAGTATTAATTGATTTCCAAAAAACGGTGCAGAAAGCAAATCTTACCTTATTAGAAGCTGAAGTATTGGAGATGCTTCGTAGTCAATACAGTAACGTGGAAGTTCAAAAAGAATTGAAGATCGATAAATCGAAATTTGAAAGCACTGTCAATGGTATTGTATCTAAGATCATTAAAGTTGGCGAGAAATATGATTTAAGAGAAGATTAATTCTTCTCTTTTTCTTTACATTTTTAAATTGGCAAGTATAATATAAAAGTAAGAAAGCAAGGAGGAAAATAAATTGGACACAAGCAGTTTTATTAAAGGAACAACAGCTGATCTCTATTTAAAAGAGATTTTAGGTAAAATTATGAAGCAAGAGTGGGAAGTTGATAACCGTGCTAAATGGAAAGATGGCACACCAGTTATGACTAAACGAATCTTTGGTATTCAACATGAGTATGATCTATCGGTTGAGTTTCCCGCCACAACACTTCGGCCATCATTTGTAAAAACCGCTTTTGAAGAAGTGGATTGGACTTATGTACGGCGTGATAATAATATCAATACGCTCAATGCTAAGATTTGGAATGAATGGGCAGATGAAGACGGATCAATTGGAAAAACTTACGGGTATCAAGTAGGTCAACCAATTCTTGGATTTGATAATCAAATGGACTTCGTACTGCATGAAGTTGTTCATAATCCAACATCACGGCGGATTATGATTGAACTATGGAATGTAAATGATTTACCAGAAATGAATCTACCGCCTTGTGTGCATAATCTTCAATTCTTTGTACAGAATGGTAAACTTGATTTAATGGTAAAACAACGATCTCAAGACTTTATCACCGCATGGAATTTTGATGTAGTAATGTTTGCAATCCTAAATATTATGGTTGCTCAACATGCTGGGTTAAAACCCGGTCGATTGATCCATACAATTGGAGATTGTCACGTCTATAACAAATATGAAGATATTGCGCTTGAGTTGCTTAAGCGAGAAGTATTGCCGAAGCCAGCATTTATCTTTAACCCCGATAAAACAGATTTTTATTCTTGGACGGCAGATGATTTTAAATTGATCTACGCTGAACGACCTGTATTAAAAATCCCTGATATTGCAATTTAAACTATAATCCGGAGATTAATTTCTCCGGAATTTAATTGGAGGAATAAGAGATGACAAAATATAACCTAAATGAATTGCACAAACGAGCACGAGAAGCAATGGCTTCGAACAATGTTTTCGCGGTAAAAGATTATTTTGAAAATAAATATGATTTTACACCAAATTATGATGGAACAAAGAATGGTATGAAAAAATATTTCCGAGAATTATTTGATGCCTATTCATTTGCCTCACCGCGTTTGTTGGATTACATTCATCCAGATGTAATTAAGCATATTCGATCGACAATTGATCCTGTCGAAAAAGATGGAGAGCATTATAAAAAAGATCCGTCTTCTATGAATATGTCAATCACCAAGCTTGTTGACGACAAAGGAATCCAAATCGTTTTAGATATTACCGAAGGAATGGTTAATGAATTAAACGATGAATATCTTTTAGGATTTAATAAAGAAGAGATCTTATTTATTATGGGGATCGTTGTTGAATCAGATAGAAAATGGCTATGGGAAATTGGTATTGGTGTCCGTATTCTTCAACCATTCTTAATGGAAGCTGTTGTCTTAAAAAATATTCGGAATGCGATTACAAAAGGCAATCTACCTCTTACCGCGAGATATGCTTCAATTAGCGAAGATGTCTTTATGGGTGTTGACATTGCAATTGAATACGATAATCCTAATTTACCGTTATCTCCGCTTTATGTTCAGGTAAAACCAAAACACCAGGCTCAATGGGCTTATAAAAATAAAAACGCATTATTGCATGCCAATGATTTCCCAGGTGAGAATCTCAAGGAAGATAATTATTGGAAAAGAAAAATTGCAAAAACTTTATCAGAGCAACGACAACGAAAAGATACTGTACTTTGGATTGGTTATACTTTTGGTAATAAAGATGCTAAAGATCCGCGAGTTCTTTGGGCAAATGATAAAGAGTTTACTTTCCCAGCGGTCAAAGAAAATGAAGAAAAATATACTGTCGGTTATAATATTGATAATCAATCGCAATCTTATTTGGGTAATATGATTGAAGACGCTTTCCGCTATGAAATTGGATTTGATTTTATTACAGGTGAGTATGATCGAGCCTATGATAAAAAAAAAATTTTAACTGATAATTTTGAAAATGCTCAAATGAGTGATAAATCTGATTTACAATTATCAGTAATTTACGGAGAAAAACGTATTGCTAATTATAAAAATAAAAGAGCAGTACAGAAGAAAATTATCATTGCTGAAAAAGCTCCTGAAATTGTTATTCCTATTAATGCCGATACGGTTGTTATTGATCCATTGGATATTCTTTATGCAATTGATTACGGAATTAATAATGATGATGTATTGGTAAAAGAACGGAAAATCGCTCAAAAACCTGTTTTATATGATGAGCATTATGCGGATATGCCAATTCAACGTTTTTAATGTAAAGGAAGTTAGGAATGGATATTAAAAAAGTAATTGAGAAGGACGTTGCCCCTACATTATCTAAGTGGAAAAGAAAAGATTCCACTTGGGTAATGATGGAAGCAATGAATAATATCGCGGAATCTGATTTATTAATTCACGATCAAAGCATTGTAGATGTCGCTGAAGAAGTATTAGACTTTGTAGAACGGGAGACGTTGGGTTTAAATGGATCAGAATGACTTTAAAGAAAATAACCTTTATTATTATAAGATGTATGTTGATCGAGTTATTGACGGAGATACTTTCGTCGGAAGACTAGATCTAGGATTTAAAATGATTCGTGAAGATGTTCATGTAAGAATGCTTCATATCAATGCACCAGAGATGCGATCTAAAAATCTCGAAGAAAAGAGAAAAGCTTATGAAGCCCGCAGTTTGTTAATTGGATTAATCGAAAACAAAGAGGTCGTTATTCAATCAACAGAATATGATGCTTTTGGTCGGATCCTTGCAAATGTTTATATAGATTATGAATGTATTAATGAAACAATGGTAAGTCTTAAAGCCGCGAAAAAATTTGAAGGATAATGGAGGAAACTATTATGAAATCAAATGTTACCAAGAAATCAGTAACAAGTGCCGATGTTACCACCTTAATGACAACGGCAAAGTTTAACTATTTTCAATTGGGAAAAACTCTCGTTGGCCATATGACTCTTGAAAATGGATTTGAGATCATGGAATCATCCGCATGTATTGATCCAGCAAATTTTGATTTTGAAATTGGTAAAGAGATCGTGGAAAAACGCTTGGAGAACAGATTATGGGAACTTGAGGGTTACCGCGTGCAATCTGAAAACAGTAAGGCTGAACAAGAATATATTAAAAAAACCGAATTATTACGGAAGTGTCTACCTGTAATTCCGGAGTCTAAATTATGAAAAAAGTAGAGAAGCTATTAAAAAAGATTGATTACCGTTTTGTGCTGGCTTTTATAGCGGCTCTACTTCTTTTTCTTGCCGTAAATATGTAGGAGGTAAGTTCAAATGGAAATGATTGTTATTTGCGATCAAAACAATGCCATTGGATATGAGAACCATTTGCTCGGTTCTTTTAGAGATGACATGAAACACTTTATTAGTAAAACTAAGGGCAAGGCGGTCATTATGGGTAGAAATACCTTGAAATCGTTAGCAGTACCGCTAAAAGATCGAAAAAACATTGTTTTAACTCGCGGAGGAGAAAACTTCGCACCATATCGCTCTGTATCACACGGTAGAACTGTTTTCTTCACAAACTTGGATAATCTTCACCATGAGCTCCAGGGGCTAACAAATGGAGCCATAGTGATAGGTGGTGGGCAGATCTATGAATTAATGCAAAGTAAAATACGAATTTTATGGCGCACCGAGATCCAACATTCATATGAAAAAGCGGATGCTTATTTTAATATGGATCTATCTGGATTTGAAATGGTAGAGGAAACCCTTATTGATGATTTAGACCGCAATGATTACCCGATCAAAATTCAAAAGTGGATTAAAAAAGATTGAAAATTATCTTTACTAATTCTACTTTGCAAGTATAATATAACAGTAAGAGAGAAAATTAAAAAACTCTCTTATAAAAAATATTTAACAATTTTCATTACTAAATGAAAAAGTTAAGTATAATATAAAAGTAACAAAACAAATAAATCTGCTAAGCAGATAACACTATGGAGGAATTATTTAAAATGGAAAACTTACGTCAATTGAAAAACAATGTTGAGCTTGTTGGTACGATCAAAGCAATCGAATTGGAAACAAAAACTAGTCGTGCTGGTAAAGAGTATGTTGGTGGATATGTTGAAGTTGAAGTTAAACAAGATGGTAAAGTGAATAATCACCGCGCTAAAGTTCTTGTAATGGCAACATCAAAATTGCACAAATCAATCGTAACTGTAATGAACGAATACAAATCGATTGAAAAACATGGCCGTGAAAATGCCGATCGCATTCGCATTCAAGGTGAAATGGGCCTCAACGAATATTACACTGCTGATGGTAAATTCCGAAGCTTTAACGAAATTAAAGGCGTATTCTTCAACCGCCTCGAAGCTGATGCTGATTTAACGGATCGTGCATTACTTTCAGTTGAAGCTATTTACGAAGGTATGACAGACATCCTTGATTCTGAGCAAGAACCAACTGGTAAAAAAGCAGTTAAACTTTCATCTGTCGCTTATGGAAATAACGTCGTTGAATTTAAGAAAGTTGAGATCGATGATTCAATGGCCGAAGCTTTCGAAGGTGTTTACGGTGGATTTGATGGGGTATTAATGGCATTGTTCACACTTCGCATTAATAACTATGTTGATCTTACTCAAACACCTGCTGAAGATACTGGCTCAACTCACGCATTCGGATCTTCTGAAGTTGCTGAAAGTTCTGCAATTACAAAATATGTTTCTAACCTTGAATTGATCGGTGGTAATTCTCCAATCGAAGAACCTGCTTGTTATACTGATGAAGAAGTCGAGGAAATGAAAAAAGTATTGGCTCGTAAACGTGCTGAGCTTAAGTCTAAGGCTGAAGCTTCTGATACACCAAGTACTGGTTTTGGTAGCAAAGAGGAAAAAACTGAAACAAAACCTGAAAAAACAGTTGAAAAACCATCAACACCAACTGGTGACGAGGTTCCTGATTTCGACTTTTAATTAAGTGAGGGCTACGGCCCTCCTAATTATTATCATTTGGAGGTAAAAACATGGAATTTCTAGGTATCACGATCAAAGATGAAGATTATGAAAAGCTTGGTAAAATGGTTGCAATTGAAGCCCAAATTGAAAAAATTAAAGATAGCGTAGTCGCCATTGATTTTTCTAATCGTGCTGAACTAATGGCCACCAAGTTAAAAGATATTGAGATCATTATTAAAGCCGCGCTTCCACTCATTCAAGAATTTAAAGAGGTTCAACAATGAGACAGATTTTTATGATGATTGTATTCCTTATTATCACTTTTGGAATTTGGGTTTGGTTATCACCGTTCTTTAAAGAAATTGGATCGGTTATAGAAGATAAAAAAGAATCACTTCGAGAAAACCTCGATGATGAATATAATGAAGAGGACGGTTTTTAACTTATGAGTACAGGACAAAAAGGCGGAGCACTTGTTGGCTTAGGTTTAATTTTAGGATTAGCATTCTTCTTACTGTTTACAGAGAAAATTGATAACGGTAATGTAGGCATTGTTTATTCCGCATCTGGTGGAGTTAAAGATGAAGTCTTAACACCTGGTTGGCATGTGATCGGATTGTTCGATAAAGTAAATGAATATCCAACTAAATCTCGTACTGTTGATTCTAAAAATATGGTAGTGTCTACTTCAGACGGTAAAAACATTGAAATGGATATTAACTACACATATTCAATTAGCTCTACTGATGTAGTTGCGATTTATAAAGAGTTTGGATCTTTGCCTGTTGAGGAACTGGAAAAAGGATATATCAAACGCCGTTTGCTTGATGCAACTCGAAATGTAATCTCTAATTACAGTTTGATTGATATTTACGGAAATAAATCTGGTAAAGCCCAAGCTGAGATCAAAGAATTGTTTTCTAAAAACATTTTAGATAAAGGCTTTGAAATTTCAGAAATCGGTCTTGGAGCACCAAAACCTGACCAAGCAACTCAAACCGCAATTGATTCTCGAGTAAAGGCTTCACAAGAACTTGATAAAAAGAAAACAGATCTTGCAATTGCAAAAGCTGAGGCTGAACAGAAAAAAGTTCAAGCAACCTCAGAAGCTGAACAAAAATTAATCAAGGCTCAAGCGGAAGCTAAAGCTAACGTGGAAATTTCAAAATCAATCACAAAAGAATTGGTTGAATATGAAAAAGCTAAAAAATGGAATGGATCGTATGTTGAAGTTGATGGTGCTGGATCAGTAATCGTTGATAAAAAATAAATCTGAAGGGGACTTGTTCCCCTTTTCCTATGGAGGAAATTAAAATGAAAAAATCATTACCGAAAGTTTACCTGGCGACAAATTTTTTCTCAGAGGCAATGTTCTTGTACACAGATCAAATTGCAAGCGAAATTCGTGAAGCGGTTAATGTTGATCTTTATGTACCGCAAGAAAACGCAGATATTAATGATAAATCAAAAAATGATGCGGTAATCACTGCTAAGGCAATTGCTGAAGCAGATTCAAAACACCTTTACGAATCAAATGTATTGATTGCATGTTTAGATGGTGTCGAAATTGATGCTGGAGTTGCTTCAGAGATCGGATATTTCTCCGCACTGATTGATTCAGAAGGTCGACATTCATCATTGCCAAAACTTCGAACGATCATCGGTATTTATTCCGATATTAGAAAAGATGGCACCGGAGACAACCGCTTCTATATTAATCTTTATACAAAAGGATTAGTTCAAACTTACGGAGATATTTATAACAATGCTTATGAAGCTATTGAAGCATTAAAACACATTGTGGATGATCTTAATAATCATCAAGAATTTGGAGGAACTTTATAATGGAATTATTTAAAATCTGGGCAACGGTGATTGCTCCTGTACTAGCGACAATTTTGATCTCGTTAACATATCTACCGCAGATCATTAAAACTTACCGTACAAAATCAGTAAAAGATATGTCGGTTGCTTTTTGGGTATTGCTTATTGGATTCCTGATCTGTATGATGTCAAATGCAACTTACTTGCTAATCACAACACCCAACGGAATTGGTTATTTCTTAACTGAGCTAGCAAACTTTGCTTTGGCTGTTGTTGTGCTTGGTCAGATCATTTATTACACTAAAAAAAATAAAAATAAAAAACCAACAATTGCAAAAGGCAATATTACTTTAATGGATGTTGGACCTGTTACACCAACAAAAAATGATTCGATCGTAACAATGGTTGTAAAAACACCTGAAGAAGAAAAATAAGTTTTAATAACTGGAGGAGTTATTTTGAAACGATTAACATTGGCAGTGGATTTTGATGGAACAATTGTTGAAGAAGGGTTTCCAAGTATCGGGGCTATTAAGCCTCGAACTTTGGAATTTATGAAACAGGCATTTGAAAAAGGTCATTTGGTTATTGTCTGGACGGCTCGATCAGGTGAGCATTTGATTAAAGCGCACGAGTTTTTAATTGAAAATGAAATCCCATTTCATTATATTAATGAGAATCCGGAAGATCCTTACTTTATCGCAGGTAGTCAGGGACGAAAAATATTTGCCCATTACTATTTGGATGACCGCGCTGTTCATGTAAATGATCTTGAAAAATTGTTTATTGAATTATAAAAAAACCTTTAATAATCATAGAATGTAAGTATAATATAAAAGTAAGAAATAAAACGTAATTAAATGGAGGAAACAAAAATGGCAATTAATCTTTTAGAACTACAACCGGTAAAAGCATCATCTGACATCTCATCTTATTCAAACTTTCTTTTCGGAGTACCAAAGATTGGTAAAACAACTTTCGTAAGTCGATTATATGGAGATCGAGTTTTATTCCTAGCCACTGAAAACCGTCATAAAGTTTTGATCGGCGCACACGTTCAAAATATTAAAACTTGGTCTGATTATCTTTCTGTTATGTCTCAGCTTCGTACGAAAAAAGAACTTAAAGAGCGGTACGATGTAGTCGCGGTTGATACAGTTGAAAACCTCTACAAAATGCTTGAGCTTCATATTCTTGCTAAATATGGTACAACTGAATTTGGTCAAGTTGAATGGGGTAAAGACTGGACAGATCTTAAAAAGAGCTGGGTTGACGGTCTCCAAAAAATTGAAAAAGCTGGTTATACACCTGTATTTATTGGCCACGCAATTAAAGAGACTGTAAAAATTCCTAAATCAGGAATGCTTGAATCTGCAATTGATGAAACAATGACTCTTAAAACGGATAAAAAATCAAAAGAAGAATACTACGAGTTCCAAAAGTTTGTACCAGATCTTAAAGAAAAAGTTATGGCACCAATTAACAAAATGGTTGATAACATTCTCTTTATGAATATGACGGTTGACTCGGAAATGAATGAACAGCGAGTAATCCACCTGCGAGAGTCGCTTCAATGGCAAGCCGGATCTACTTTTGAAGGAATTGCCCCAGTAATTCCACTAGACGCTGAAGCATATAAAAAAGCATTGAAAGATGCAATCGATCTTATTGGTGAAGATCAAAAAGTATCTGAAAAGCATGAAAATGATTTTGCAAAAGCTGACGGTGCTAATTTCGATGATTTAATGAAACGAGCAAAAGAACTTGGCGGAATCCTTGCTAAAGCTGGTCGCATGGAAGAGCTTACACGTACGATTGAAAAAGTATTTGGACCAGGTAAAAAACTTATGGATGCTCGTAAGGATCAAACTGGAACACTTCAAGAAGCAATTCTTCAATTAGAAGATCTAACACAAACAGAAGCATAAAAAAGATAGCGGGGATTAATTTCCTCGCTATACTGTATTTTAAAAGGAGAGTAAAACTAATATGACAACGGTTTTAAAAGATAACGGGCAACGATCAATGGAATTTAGCGCTTCACGTTTAATGGATTTTATTGGAAAAGGATTTGAAAAAGTTAAACTACCAGAAGAAACAAAAAGCGAATATGCTGAAAAAGTAATCCGCTTAATTTCTCAACGACCGGATATTGAAGCCAAAGACATCCGCAAGATTTTAATTCAAGAATCTACTGTTCTGGCTAATCGGATCAAAAACGAAGATGGTGTAGTTTCTAGCGAAACATTACTGAATGTAAACTGGACAAAAATGGCACGATATATTTTTCAACAAGAATTATACAAGCGAGCCTCTAAAAACCGTTTTTATGATTCAAAACTAATGTATGGTGATTTTTATGGCCTCATTAAAACGTTGACAGATAAACGTCTTTACACACCTGAATTATTAAAAAATTATACCCGGGAAGATCTAATCCTTGCTGGTCAAATGATTGATCCATCAAAAGATGAACTATTTGATTTTGCTGGAATCCAAGCACTTGCAAATCGGTATTTGGTAAAAGATTTTGATAAATCGATTTATGAGCTACCGCAAGAACGGTTTATGATCGCGGCTTTGACATTAATGATGGAAGAGAAAAAAGATCGAATGGATCATGTCAAAGAATTGTACTTTGCATTATCAAATCTTTATCTCACACTGGCGACACCAACATTATCAAATGCGGGACGAATTGATGGGGGTTTATCGAGTTGTTACGTTGTTACAACACCTGATTCACTTCGCGGGATCTATGATGACAATACAGATATTGCAACTTTCAGTAAAAATGGTGCTGGACTTGGTGTCTATCTTGGTAAAGTTCGCGGTCGAGGATCTTCGATTAAAGGGTTCCATGGTGTTGGATCAGGTGTAATTCCTTGGATCCGCCAATTAAATAACACAGCCGTTTCAGTCGATCAATTAGGTGTTCGTCCTGGTGCGATCGCTGTTTATCTTGATATTTGGCATAAAGATATTGTTCGTTTCCTTGAGTTGCGATTAAATACCGGTGACAAGGCAGAACGGGCTCATGAATTATTCACAGGGATCACAATTCCAGATGAATTTATGCGTCAAATTGAAAAACGAGGCGACTGGTATTTGTTTGATCCGCATGAAATCAAAGATGTTATGGGATTCCATTTAGAAGACTTTTACGATAATAAGCTTCTTGGTGAGAAAGAAAAACCAAATCCAACAGATCATGCTTGGACTTATCATTACCAATTATGTATTGATAACCAAGAATTAGCAAAAACACGTGTAAACGCTTTGGATCTTGTTAAAAAGTTTGAGATTTCTCAGCTTGAAACAGGAACACCATATATGTTCTACCGCGATACAGTAAACCGTAATAACCCAAATAAACATGCCGGTATGATTTACTCATCTAACCTGTGTTAATTTCTTAGCACCTTTAAGCTGAAAAGCTTATCGAAAAACCTTGTTAAACGGGGAATATCCCATGAGGACAATCCCGTGCTAAATTTAATCAATCTTATCATTCTTTTATTGGCATTTAAGAATGGAGAATAAAAACTTGAAATATGGTTTTGTTTATATCACAATTAATAAACTTACTGGTAAAAAATATGTTGGAAAATGTGTTTATTCAAGAATAAACTCATGGGAAAAGTATTTAGGAAGCGGAGTTTATTTAAAAAGAGCAATCAATAAATATGGGAAAGAAAACTTTTACAAGATCATTATTGATGAATGTGATAATGAAAAAGAGTTAAGAGAAGTTGAAGAATATTATATTTTAATGTTCGATGCCGTAAATTCAAAAGACTTCTATAATATTAAACTCTCTTCAATTGGTGGTGATGTTTTTACAGGTCATCCAAATAAAGAAGGAATTAGACAAATGAGAGTGGATCAAATGTCTGGATCTGGAAACCATCAATATGGTAAACCAAAATCACAAAAAATGATTAACAGCGTAAAAGAAGCAAATTCCAAAAAATGTATTATTAATAGTATTGAATATGAAAGTATTACTGAAGCCGCGAAGAAGTTAGGATATAAAAGTAAGAGTGGCGTTCTGTATAAGTTAAAAAGTGAAAAATATCCTGATTGGAAATATGCTTGATAAGATTGATTAATAAATGCCGAACGACTATCGAAACCGCCGAAAGGTTAAGGGAGTAGAGTACAGCCCAAGCTATTGGGGTGAGGTGTTACCGTAATAAGGTAGTGTAAAACCTCTTAAATGGAAAAGCAAGGGATCTTAATTTAAGATCATGATATAGTCTACTCTATATGGCAACATATAGCAGTCACCAAGAGTGACGCTTCTAGCATAGCGAGCTAGAGGGAATATGCAGGACTGAAATTGGGCAGAACATGTCCCCATCAAATGTTGAACAACAAGAGATTGATTGGGCTAATGAAAAAGTAATCATTACTAAATCAATTGGTGATCTAGTTACCTGTAACCTTTCATCGTTGGTTCTGAATAATGTTGTCCGTGATGACGTTCTTGATCGTATTATCGCAATTCAAATGCGAGCGTTGGATAATGTAATTTCATTACAAACAGCACCTGTTCCACAAGCAGAGTTTACCAATAAAAAATATCGAGCTGTTGGTGCTGGAGAACAAGGAATCGCGGCTTTGCTTGCTGATAAACAACTCGATTGGGATTCAGAAGAAGCCACAAAATACATTCAGGAACTTGAGGAAGAAATCATGCTTTATACAATCATGAACTCATCAATTCTTGGAAAAGAAAAAGGATCTTATAAAGTATTTGAAGGATCTGAATGGCAGACTGGTGAATGGTTTGAAAAACGAAAAGCAGATGGTCATTTGAATCACCCTTTATGGGAGATTGTTCAAAAAATGGCTTCACGCTGTATGCGGAATGGTTATCTTCGATCACCTGCGCCAACCGGAGCCACTTCGGTAATTGCTGGATCTACCGCCGGAATTGATCCAATCTTTGATGTAATCTTCATGGAGCGCAAAAAAGATTTCATGCTTCCATTGATTGTGCCAAACCTAAACCCTGTAACATGGCATTACTACAAACCAACTATGAAAATGAAAAAAGCTGATGAAGGTCTTGCCCATGAATTTGCTATTGACCATAACGCGGCTCGTCAGATTTTTGTCGATCAAGCATCATCATTTAATTTCTATGTACCACAAGGAACATCGGCTAAAAAGTTGCTTTCGCTTCATGTTCGAGCTTGGAAAAAAGGTATTAAGACATCTTACTACACTCGTACTTGGGATAAAAAATATGAAGATAACTGTTTAGCATGTAGTTCTTAATTGAATATAAATTAAACAAGAGATTTCGGTCTCTTGTTTTCTTTACGTTTTCAAGAATTTAAGTATAATATAATAGTAACAATTAATACAGGAGGTAATCATGGAAAACTCAAAAGTAAGACTATTTAATGAAAATTTACCAAATCGAGCAGATCGAATGTTCGATAACCAAAGTGGAATCCTTTTCTGGGATGACATTTCAAATAAGGCGTATTACGGTATTTATCAAACGCTGGTGGAGAATTTCTGGATCCCTGATGAGGTTTCAATGGCTCAGGATCGAAGCGATTGGCATAACAAAATGGATCAGAAAGAAAAAGAAGTATATAAGAAAGCAATTGGTGTCCTATCTGTTTTAGATTCGATTGCCACGCAATTTGATATGTATGCTTTTTACTTTGTGAAAGATCCTGCGATTAAAGCAACATTAGCAAATATTGCTTTTATGGAATCGATCCATAACCAATCTTATACGTATAATTTAACCTCGCTTGTTCCAATTGAGGAAGCTAATGAAGCTTTTAAACATCCAAAAGAACTGCCAACTATGCTTGCCCGGAATAAGATCATGATGGATATTTTTGATAATTTCATTGAAAAACAGGATATTTCTACGTTCTTAAAAAGTTTAGTGGCAATGTCTGTTCTTGAAGGAATCTGCTTTACTAATGGATTTACACCGTTCTATCACTTTAACCGCAATGGAAAAATGAATGGTGCCGGTCAGATGATCCGATTTATCCAGCGCGATGAGGTTCAACATTCAATGTTCCAATCATTGCTGGTTCGAGATATTATGACTCAATACCCAGAAGAAAATACAAAAGAGTTTTCAGACTTTGTTTATGGGTTTATGCGGGAAGTGGTTAAACTTGAAAAAGAGTTCTGCGATGATCTATATCAAGATTTTTATGACATTGATATTTATTCCGTAAAAAAATATGTCGAGTACAAAGCAAATATGCTTTTAGATCTATACGGCCTCGATTCGATCTTTGAAACCAAAAAGAATCCGATGGATTGGATCACTGCTTACTCGCCAGAAAACTTTAACAATGTAAAATCGGATTTCTTTGAGCAAAAAGAAAATAACTATGCAAAAGTAGGATCATCAAAAGATGAGAGCGGAGATGTTACTGCATGGGACGATCTCTAAAACCAAAAGTAATCATTGTTTCTAGTCTTACGGGCAACACTCAAACTTTCGCGGATTACTTAAAAAGTAAATTCCCGGAAGCTTGGGTTACAACCCCGGACAAAACAATTGAATTAAATAACTATGATCTGATTGCTTTTGGATCATATACTTGGAAAGATGGAAAAATCCCCGCAGATATTAAAAAGTATATACTTGATAATGCTCATCGATTATATGGCAAACAGGTATTAGTTTTTGGATCTGGAAATACCATTTATCCAAAATATTGTATGGCGGTAGATAGCATTTCTAAAATCTGTCGTTATTATGGTTGTAACGTAATTGGGGAAATAAAGTTTGAACAGCGATTTAATTTGAATAAATTAGATCAAAACGAAAAAGAAAAAATTGAGAACACATTAGAAGAATGGGGAAATTAATTATTATGAAACTCTTAACAAAACCAGATTGCCGTCCATGTACTGAAGTAAAAAACTTTTTAAAAATTGTTGGTCTTGCAGATCAAGTTGAAATTGTTGACACTGAAACGCCAGAAGGTAAAAAAACCGCAATTGCACTTGGCGTCATGTCAATGCCTGTCTTAGTTGATGGAGAAGAGCTTGTATTTACAAAAGACAAGATCATTGAACGACTTGGAACAAAAATGTAAAAATCTTACAAACCTGGATTCTTTCCAGGTTTTTTCTATTTACTGTATCATTTTGGCCTCGATTGTGTTATATTTATATATGTAAGATAAATCAATCAAAGGGGATATTAAAATGACAAACGAAGATAGAGTTTTCACGGGGACAATTCATATTTTTGGAAAAGAAAATAATGAGGTTGTTGATAAAGTAATCGATATTGATTTTCCTGTATTGTGTAAAGAATGGGAACAATTAACAGGATATGATGAACAAGATCCTAATACAAGTTGGGATATTATTTCATCGACAACAAAACTAGATTTTGAATACACCAGTGATTTTTCTCTTAATGATGCGAACTATTTCGCAAGAGAATATAACAAGTACGAAACACAATATGAAAAAGATATATTCGCGGAAAAAGTATCTCAATACATGGATAATAGTCATTCATTGTATTCCGCAATACATGAAATTAATATTCAAAGTGTAAAGAAATGAGGCCTTTGGCCTTATTTTTTTTAATTAAATCCCATAAAACAGTGTACAGTTGTGGGAATACAGAGTATAATTAATATATAGAGAGCAAGCAAATAAGATCTTTCCGAGCGGAGTACGCCACGACGGCAATTAGCCTGAGCGACCTAGATTGACGCCAAGACGGAAGATGCTCCTAAATACATTAATTGGAGGAATTAAAATGACAGACTACACAAGAAACATTGTTGAACAGATCAAAGAGAAAGGAGAAAAACTTTTAAAAGAAGGAGCCAACGGACATTGTTTTACACAAGTAATATCGATTGATGAAACTGTAATGTTTTTCTACGGCAACCGCTCATTTGTAATTGAGTGCCCAGAAGATGAAAAAGACAACTTCTGTGTTTATGAAGATGTTTACTCAGGATCTAATGACAACATTCCGGTTGGTGTTCGACCTGTTAAAAAAATGAGTACTGCTCTTAAATACATGGTAACATTAACAAAAAGATAAGAATAAGCCTTCGGGCTTATTTTTTTTGCTTTTTTCTTTTACAGATCTGAATTTGTAAGTATAATATAAAAGTAAGTAGAAGGAGGAAATAAAATGGCATTGCAAATGACTTTTAGCGAAATTATTAAAGGAATGGAAGAAAAGCAATTTGAATATGGTTTTCAATATGTTCAAGATAATGGGAATACTGTTCAAATTATTTTAGGAAAATCGAATGCTGGAGAAATCTACGTTAGTAGTTTAGGAGATCTTCGTGAAGAAAAGAATTTAAAAATTTTAAAAAATAATGTCAGCGGGAAAAAAGAATGGTTACCAGTAAATTTGGATTCAAGAAAAAGAATGTATTCTGCACTACACATTATTTTAAAAAATAAAGAAACGGGAGAACCTTGTAGAACGACTTATAAATGCGGAGAGCATTGCGCCTCAATCGAGAATTATGAAAAAGGCCGATCGTATGTTTCCAAAGATAATGATGTTGTTATGTCAATTTATGTAATTGAAAATTACGAGTATAAAGAAATATACAATTATCATGAAGAAAAACCAGAAAACCGCATTTAAAAATAAAATTGCTTCCAGATCGCGATGTGTGGCTTCCTAACAGTCCTGAACTTAAATGAAGTGGTTCAGGGCCGCTAGGAGGTCATACAGGGCTAGTTTAACGCGATCTGGCTCAATTTAAAACACCGTATGCAGAATAAAATATAAATTTTACGAGGTGTAATAATGGAATCTAAACTTAGAGATTTTATGACAAATGACATGTTGGAAGTCTTTGATCCTTTTCAATCAGAAATGGAAGAAGAATGCTTATACTGTTTAGAAAAACTTAAAAAAGCAAATAAAGCGGGAAATATATCTTTACCCCATAAGAATGAAAAAGGTGTTTTAGTAAGACAAAATGCGAGATTAGTTGTTAATGCAATATCTGATTATTGGTTCAATAGAATACAAAAAGCCTCGAAATTTGTTTCAAGGGATTTTGAAGATAAATATGAATTATACAAAAAAGATATTCAATAAAAAATGGAGGCCATATTATGAACCGCAGACAATTAAACAAAGTTATTAAAAAATTAACTTTAGAAGATCTTGAATCTTTATTGGCTAAAAAGCTAAAATCACCTGAAAATGGACTTTGGCAAAAACTTGTTCATCTTGGCGGATCAAAATCTGACACTTATGTAAAAGCAACTAGCAATTATGAACACATTAGAGAGGGCCTATATTATAGAGTAAGAGAAAATCCTCGCACCGGTACTAGTTATACTTGGCTTCAAAATGCTAGTGAAGTACAAGAACAAAAAGATTGCTATGAATCTTATGGATCAAAATATGGTGGTGGCGGAACGCCAATGAATGAATCTGAATTTGAAATTGTATGGAAAGACGGTAAACCTGTTTAATAAAATTGGAGGTAATATTATGGAAACTATTAAAAAAATATTGGCGGTCTTAATTAAATTTATATTTGTATTGGTTTTGTTTACGCTTACTGCTTATGTCGGATCATTTTTAATGATTGATTTTTTACGAGGATTAGGTTTAAATGTAAACGAGATTGATCTTATGTTCTTCATTATTGGGATTGCGGTTGCCACAGATGCTATTCGAAACTATATTTATTTTGGAGGTTTTTCTGAATGAGTCATGTTGAAAAAACAGCCCAAGTATTAACCGGGTTTCTAAAAGTAAAAGAACAATTTGAAAAACGAAATCAGTTTATTGTATTGTTTTATTCCGCAACTTCATCAAAGCCCCATTTTGTAAAACAAATTAACATGGATCCGCTTGGTCATGTCACTTTTACAACAACAGTCGATCTATCAAAAGCCCAACAGTTTGAAAATTCGGAAGTAGAACATTTTAAGCTAAAAGAAAAATTACTAAAACTTACCGAGCAGTTTGAAGCTCATAATTCTTTTGCAATTGCCCAACTAGATTTGGAATTAAATTTGGTGGCCATTAACTGGGATTCACCGCTAAAATCAGAAACAAATGTTGAAAGAAAGCTTAGACAGAAAATTGAAGAGGTCAACGTTGATCTTAAACACGAAAAAAATATGGTCTTAAAAGAGCGGCTTCGTCTTCGTAAGGAGACCTATCTTGAAATTTTAAGAGATTTATAAACCTCTTCGGAGGTTTTTTCTTTACTAATTGAAAAATTTAAGTATAATATATATGTATGAAAGGGGTAGATTTAATTGGCAGAACGATTACTAAAATGTTATGGATATTGTAATCAGAAGCACCCAAAAAGTAAAATGGAACAAATCGGCGGTAAGAATTACTGTTTTGCTTGTGCTTCCAAAAAAGAAAAAAACGAACATGATCGGAAAGAACTTTATGCTTTCATTCAAGAAACATTTAATATAACTTATCCAACAGGATTGATGCTTCGTCAAATCAAAACCTTCCATGAAGAGCGCAAGTATTCGTACAAAAATATCCGATTGACAATTGACTATATTATTCGGATCCAGAAAAAAACAATGTATTCTAGCGCTGGTCTTGCTTTGGTGCCATATATTTATGATGAAATGATTGATTATTATAAAGATCTGATCCGCAGACGGTCAGAAACAACTTTGCAAAAAAGTGAAACAAAAGTTGTGACCATGAAAAGACCGGCAATAAACAATACACAAAATGACCTTCGCAATAAAAAAATTGTGAACATGGAAAATATGGAGGCCCGCCTAAATGAGCAGTAAAATCGAAACACCGTCAGCTTTAAATCAAAAGCGATCAGTTTTTTCAGTTATTGGTAATCTTTGTATTAACCCACAACAGCTTCGTAGCCCCGAAGTTGATTTAAGCGATCGGGATTTTGCACAAGAATTTCATCAGATCATTTTCAATGCAATCAACAACCTGGTATACTCTTCATCAGAAACAACAAAGATTACTGAGGTTGATATTGATAATTATTTGGCGCCATATCCAAGCCTTTATAAAAAGTGGGAAAAAGGTAATGGCTTGGAGTATGTCAGAAAATGTATTGAAAACACAAACACAAAAACATTCCGATCAAATTATGATCGGCTAAAAAAATTCAGTTTGCTTCGGATGTATCTTGAAAGTGGAATTGATGTGTCTGATCTTTGTGATTACAACAATCAGGATCTTAGTGTCATTCAGCAGGGTGTTGAAGTAATTGATAAAATGAGCACCCAGGATATTATCGAGCATTACACTTTAAAAATGATGAAAATCCGTGATTCTTGGCAAGTGGGCAGAGAATCAGTTTCATTCCGTGCTGGTGATGATCTTGGATCATTACTGGATAAACTGCAAGAGCAACCAGAGTTTGGTTATCCTTTCCGTAATAGTTATTACAATACTGTTTTCCGCGGAATGCGAGGCAAAAAATTAATGCTTCGTTCGGCTGGCACAGGTGGAGGTAAATCTCGGCAATCAATCATGGATATTTGTAATGCTTCTTGTGATATGATCTATGAATATGACCGCGGTTGGACTTTCAACGGAAATGCAGAGCCAACACTTTTTATCTCAACTGAGCTAGAAAAAGAAGAGCTTCAAACAACAATGCTTGCATTTATTACAGGTATTGATGAAGAAGTTATTAAAGATGGTTTTTACGATCGGAAAACTCGTGAAAGATTAGAAATGGGCATTGAGGTATTAGGTCGAGCACCTCTTTACGCGGAATACATTGACGATTTTTCTATTGCTGATATTGAAATGTTGATCGAAAAGCATATTATTGAGAACGGAGTTAAGCTGGTTGCGTTTGACTATATTCAAATGACGCCAAAACTTTCTCGTACAATGCAAACAGCATTTGGATCAAATCTTCGGGAAGATCAGATTTTAGTGCAATTTTCGGCGGCTCTTAAAATCCTAGCCAATAAATATAATGTGTATATCACAACTTCAACACAGTTAAACCGTAGCTCAAAAGACAAGGAAAACCGTGATACGTCAAGTTTGCGTGGCGGATCAGCTACTGCCGATAAGGTTGATTTTGGATTGATCTCGTTTAAAGTTCGGGATGATGACCGAAAAGAACTGAAGCATATCCTTGAAGGTGGATTTTTCAAAACACCAAACTTTTCTCATTGGGTTTACAAAAACCGTGGTGGTCGAGATAATATTATTATTTGGACTCATATGAATTTAGGTACACTTCGTGAGGAAGTATTATTTGTAACGGATCTTGACTTTATTTTGCAAGACAAAATTAAACAGACAATTATTAATTTTGATGATGAGCTTCAGACAGAGCCGCCAGAATTACAACCAGAAGATTTGGATCATGGGGTTGAAGTTGAAAGAGAAGTCCCTGTAATTTTAGATTCATTATCTGAATCGGTATCAGCTTATAAAGAAGATGCACCAGAAGAGTTAATTTTCTAAACGGGGATATTTTTTATCCCTGTTTTTTTCTATTTTCTGAAAAGTAAGTATAATATATAAGTAATAAGAAATAAGGAAAGGTGATAGCATGAATGCAAATCAAGTAATCGACACCCTTTCAATTATAGATATTAAATCATTACTTGATGATCTTGGTGGAGAACCATATGAACAAGGAGATGATTTATTTTCTAGATCTGTCTGCCATAATCCAGCACATACTGGAAAACACAAGTTGGTCTATTACGCCGAATCAAAAAGATTCCACTGCTTTAGCGAATGTTCCTGCTCATTCAACGTATTTGGATTAATTGAAAGAGCCAAGCATATGAAATTTGGACAAGCATTTCATTATATTTGTGATAAATTCAATATTAATTCCGGTTTTAAAATTGGTTTTGGATCAAACGAAGAAGATGAAATTGATATGTCCTTTTTTAAAAAGTTTGAAAACAAAGAAGAAATAATCACAATTAATCCACTGGATAAAAGCATTTTAAATTCATATTATGATTATCCTCATATGGATTGGATCAAAGAAGGAATCTCAACTAACGTAATGAAGGATTTCGAAATTAAATTTTCAATTATGAGTAATCAAATTATAATTCCGCATTTTGATATTGATAATAATTTGATCGGTGTTCGCGCGCGGAATCTAAATGAAGAAGATGTAGAAGAGGGAAGAAAGTATATGCCTGTTTTCTATAAAAACAAGATCCTTAAACACCCTACAGGGGGTGCCTTATATGGTTTAAATAAAAATTTAGATCATATTAAGAGGTATAAAACTCTTGCACTGTTTGAATCTGAGAAATCGGTTTTACAGTTGGCTTCATTTAAACCCAATATGTCAATTGGAACAGCATTATCAGGTAGTTCGATTACAGATACCCAGATCAGAATTTTGGTTTCGCTTGGTATTGAAAATATTGTGATTGGTACAGATAAAGAATTTGATGAGATTGGTTCACCGCGAGAAAAGTTTTACGCGGAGAAAATTGAAAAAGTCTTTATTGATCGTCTGTCATCATATTTTAATGTTTTCATTTTGTGGGACATTGAAAATGATTTAGAGCTTAAAGACTCACCAACAGATAAAGGCATTGAAATATTTGAAAAGCTTTGGAAAAATAAAATTGCGGTAGGCAAATAAGGAGATCAAATTAAATGGGTAAATTTGTACTGAAAGAAAGAACAGTATCAAATCAATACAACGTTGTTCAAAAAGTTTTGGAGACAAGAGATATTCAAGATATGGAGCAATTCTTAAATCCAAACGATTCAAAGGATTTAAACTTTTGGGAAGTAAGAAATGTAATGGACGGTATTCGGCGACTGGTAGGATCCATTGCAAACAAATTTAAAATTGGTATTGTAGTTGACCCCGATGCAGATGGATATACTTCCGCAAGTATTATGTACCAATATTTAAAACGGTTAGATCCTGACATTGAAATTGATTATTATTTCCATGATGCAAAAACCCACGGATTAACTGATAAGATTATTAGCCAAGTGGTTAAATCAAATCCCGGTTTGTTGATTGTCCCCGATGCTGGATCAAATGATATTGGTGCAATTGAAAAACTTGAAAAAACACATAAGATTCGTGTTCTTGTTATCGATCACCATGAAATTGAAGATGGCAAAGTAACAGCGAGCGGTGTTATTTTGAATAATCAGAATAATGGAAATATTAATGCAAACCCAAAATTAGTTGGAGCTGGCATGGTTTTACGTTTTTGTCAAGCATACGATGAAACATATGGTCATGATTATTCTAAAGGCTTAGAGGATCTCGCGGCCGTTGGACAAGTTGGAGATGCTTCTGATATTTCAGATCCTGAAATTCGAAATATTGTTTTTACTGGATTGGCAAACATTAAAAACAAATTTTTAACTGAGGTGTTGACGTCGCAATTCGGATCTGTTGAAAATATTGCCCCAATTGATCTTTCGTTTTCAATTATTCCGCTAATTAACGCGGTGGCTCGTGTTGGTAAGATGTCAGAAAAGGAAACATTGTTCATTGCCTTGAATGACATTAATCTGCCAGAAACCATGATCGTTACCAAAAAGCGAAAAGATAAGCAAACAGGCAAATTTAATATGGTTGATGAAACCACCACACCATATGCTCATATTGCTGATCTCTGCCAAAAAGTAAAAACGCGTCAAAACTCGGCGGTCAAAAAAATTATGACGGCGATGTCAGGCGATCGATTAATGAATTTGGGATTGGTAATCGGTTTTACTGAAAGAATGAAAGAAGGATCAGTAACCGGATTAGTCGCCAATAAATTGGCACAAAAATATCAAAAACCCGCCTTTGTTCTAATTAAAGATGAATACAATGGAGAACCTCATTATTTAGGATCTGGTCGTGGATGGGATAAAATTCTTCCATCATTAAAAGATTGGGCTAATGAAACAAAACTTGTTACGTTTGCTCAAGGTCACGCAAATGCTTTTGGTATTGCAATCCCTGAAAATAAGCTGGATCAGTTTATTGATAAAGTAAAAGCAATTGAGTTCCCGGAAGAAATTGTTTATGAAGTTGATGTCTGGATGGACAAATCTGTTGATCGAGAAACAATTGATGCACTGTATGAAAACAAACATTTGTTTGGCGGAAAGGTAACCGAGCCTTTAATTGGCGTTTCCAATCTTGAAGTAAAAACCGCAGATATTCGTGTTCGTGGTGGATTAGTTACTTTTTATAAATCTGGCGTTGAATTAATCATTTACGCGGCTTCTCTTGAATTGATTGAACAACTGACAACAGGATTTAATAGTGGTTTTGTGATTAACGCTGTTGGTAAGGCTGGAGAAAATAATTGGGGCGGATCTAAAACCACACAAATTGTAGTTTCGGATATTTTTATTGGTGAATCGCCAGAAAAAGAAAACAATGGCACTTTTGGATCCAATGGCGTTGATAATTTACCTTTGATTTTTTAAAAAAAATAATTATACTTGTCTTTCATTAATTTAAAAGACAAGTATAATATAATCATAAGGAGAGCAAAATGATTGCAGTAATTTTAGCTGGATTCATCTTACTTTTTATACAATGGATCAATATCAAGGAGGAAAATTAAAATGGAAAACAAACAAAAATTCTATTTAGCTGGTGTAATTCTTGCTTTAACAACCGAAGGTGAAGAGCGATCAAATGTGGTTAATCGCGTTGCTCAATTAGCAGAAAAAGTATTTCCTGAATTAGAACCAATGAATCCTAAACAGCGGCTCTTATTTTTCAATGAAATTTCTTCTAAGTCAATCAATGCAAGCAAAGAGTTTGCTCAAACGGCTCTTGACGAACTTGAAAATGAATTAGGTGATAAATAATGGCCCGATTTTCAAGAGATCATTATGAACTTATTGGCAGAAAGCAAGCTCTTGATGGAATAATTCAAGATATTATTAAATCATCGGGGAAACTTAAAAACGATCAATTAAGTAATGAAGATAAAAAAGATTATTCACATGGTATAAAAAATCTTTGTGAAGATGTAATTTTCTTGGTTGATGAAATCGATAAAATCGAACAACATCAAAATAGCGTAGTAGAAATTGGAGGAATTTAATAATGTCATTACAAAATTTGGTTCTTAATTCAATGTATACTGTTCCACCATATGAATGGGATGCTTTTAAACATGATGCTAATTTTATGGATCTTGTAAAAAAACGAATGTCCCAAATGATTGCTGAAAAAGCTTTAAATTCAGATATGTTCCGTGTAAAAGTTCAAGATGCTTTTGTTCCATTCTCACAATCAAATAATGGATTCCCAACAGAAATGCCGGGTCGCGAAATTCGTATGCAAGCCGCGATCATTCCTGTTGAATCATTCCGAGAGATTATTGATCTATCTAGAAACCCACGTTACTCAGAGTTGAGAGCAATTTTAGAACGTTTAGAAGCAGACATTAAAAAAGTTCAATTCGAAGAGTAAAAAAGCTATCCAGCCTTATATTTAAAATTTGGCTGGATTTTCTTTACTAAAAATAGAAAATAAGTATAATATAAAGGAAAGGAATTGATTATATGGAAGACAAATATTGCAAAATGATTATCCTCGAAGGTGTTGACCGATCAGGTAAAGGAACTATGTGGGATGAAATTAACCGCCAAACAAATTATCAACACGTCATTGTAGATCGTGGTCCAATTGGATTTAAAACCTATGCCAAGATTTTTAACCGAAGCGAGGATCTAATTCGATCATATGAATCGATGGAATCTGGATTGGTTATGCTGGATGCTTTGGAAATGATGTCATCGCGGAAAAGACCAATGACACAAACCATTTACCTTGATTGTGATACTGATGTTCTTGTTGAAAGATGCTGGAGATCAGGCCATGAAGTTTTAGATTTTAATTATCATAAAGAAGTTTATGAGAAAGAAGTCAAAAATTCTCGTCTGAATGTAATCACTGTTGATACTTCAAAAGAATCAGTTGAGCACATTGTAAGTAGACTGATCGCGGAAGGAGTTTTATAAAAATGAATGGCCATTCCAATTGGAATCCTGACAATGATGACGAATATCGTTTGATCTGTCAGGATATGGAAAACCATGATTTTGAAAGCATTGATAGAGAAATGTATGCAGGTTTTATTTATGTGACTATAAATAAAAACAACGGAAGAAAATATGTTGGCCAACATACTAGTTGGATGAAAGCATATTTAGGCAGTGGAACTGTTCTTGCAAAAGCTATCAAAAAACATGGTAAAGAGAGCTTTGAAAGAAGAATTATACATCTTTGCAAAACCTATGAGGATCTTGAAATAATGGAGCGTCATTATATTAACACAGTTTTTGACGCCGTTAAAGATCGAGATTGGTATAATCTAAAAGATGGTGGCTATCAAGGAAATCCATACGCAGGATATTCTGATAAACAAATGAACCGCATTCGAAAAATGCGAAGTGAACAAATGGCTGGATCAGGGAATAGTATGTTTGGTCAAGGTCATAAGATTACCGGCGATAAAAACGGTATGAGAACTAAAAGCATTGATTTCTCAGGATCAAACAATCCATTTTTTGGAAAAAAACATTCTAAAAAAACCCTTGAAAAAATTAGTAAAACTAAAAAAGAAAATCCAACGGATCGAACCGGCGCCAAAAATTCTATGTACGGTAAATTTGGAAAAGATAATCCAAATTCAAAAATAATGTTTGCTCAAATTCTTGAAACAAATGAGGTTTTATCTGGCCGTGGCGCTGATGATTTGGGTAAAAAATTATTGGAAAAAGGTTATAGTGTTCCAAGAACAACAATTATTGAATATTCAAGAAATAGAATTGTTTATAAGAAACTGCAAATAAAATTCTGGAGGGAATTCAAATGAACAAAACAGGATTTATTGATACAAAGAAAACTGCCATTCATTGCTGGGTAGATGGCGGAGTTCGCGGGAACGGCAAGAAAAATGCAATTGGTGCTTGGGCATGTATTCTTACTTTCAAAGGTCACGAAAAAGAATATTCTCGAGCAGAAGTCGGGGTAACAAATAACCAGATGGAGATGAAAGCTATTATCGCCGCCATGGTAGCAATTACCAAAAAAGAGGTTCCGGTTGTAATTCATTCGGATTCCGCGTATGTAATTAATGCGATCAAAAAAGAAAGTTATAAACTTTGGCAAATGAATGGTTGGAGAACAACTGCCAAAAAACCTGTCGCTAATAAAGAATTATGGGAACGACTGCTCTTAGAAATGGAAAAGTTTGAATGGATCGATTTTGTAAAAGTAAAAGGCCACTCAGATAATGAAGGTAACAACCGAGCGGATCTTTTGGTAAATATTGCAATGGATAACTTTAAAATGGAGGAAAAATAATATGGCAACGTCTTATATGAAAACAGGATCAACAAATCAAAGTGCTTTTAGCTTTTTATCAAAATTAGTCGCCCATCATTTTGGGCCTTATCCAATGATGATTTATAAAGTTAACAATAACCGTGGTAAAATTTTTGCGGTAAACACTAATTTTTCTCCAAGATTCCGCTTGCACCCATCAGAGGTAAAACCTGTATTGGCTATGCTTGGATATGAAAAACATAGCGAGGAATCTCCAATTGTTCTTGAGCATGAAACTGTAGATCTTAATTTCTTAAACTCAGTATCAAATAAAGATGTTCTTTATGTTGATGATATTAACAAGTTAAAACTTAAAAATATTGTAGAGGTATACGAAACAATTGTTGATGGAAAACCTAAATTGCATACAGTAAATTATCAAGACCGATCTGTCTTTGATATTATTATTAATGCAAAAGGACAAATTAAAGAAGAAGTCCGCGAGATTTATTCTATGCGAGATGGCCAAATGATTAAAATCTGGCAAGACCAAAGTTTGTTTGCTGGAGAATACTTTGGACCGCGAGAAAAAGTTGCCGTACTTTGTGAAGAAGTTTTACTCAACGGAACAATTGATTTGCTAGAAGTGGAAGAAAACCCGGAATAAAATCATCATTTTAAATGGAGGAGATCTAAATGACAAAAAAAATTTTGATTGCTTTTGCTCTTTTGTTTGCTTTTGCTTTTCTTTTTGGTTGTTCAGATGAAAGCTCAACAGTTGTTGGATCATATAAAAATATGGAAGTAACAAAAAGTGTTACTAGATTTGATAAGTTTGATTGTGATAACAATGTTGAATTAAAAAAAGGTAAAAACACAATTAAAATGTGTGCAACCCGAAATGTTAAAGGTTTGCTTAAAAAAGGAAATATAGTAGATGTCTATTATGATCGCGACATGTTTATCCAAAAAGTAAAATTCCCCGATTTTGAAGGAGATAAAGCTAATGATTAAAGTAAAAATTAAATTCCGCATGTATGAAGATATACTAACAGATGAGTCCGCTCAAATGGTTATAAAATATAAAAAACCTGGAAAAATTTTCAGTGAAAAATTAACAAAAATTATTTCATGCACAATAGTGTCAAACGGAAGTTGGGATAGTCGAAGATACAATCCGAATTTTTATAATGAGGTGGAATCTTTTATGTCAGATCATGAAAATATCAAGAAAATTGCTAAGGAAATGATTATGGCGGATATTAAAACAGATACTGCTCATGAAAATACTGAGAAGAGCCATAAAGAAGCAGATAAACTAATGAAAAACCTATCGATCCAATTTGAATTTGAGGAGAAAAAATAATGTTAATGTTTTTATTGATCGTTTGTTGTATTAATTTATTTTTCAGTATTATTGCACGTGCAGAAGGTCTCCTTTCAATAATCTTCTTTAAGCTATTGCCAGTTATTGCATCAGGCGGAACAATTGTTTTAATTTTAAAAACTATGGAGGTATTATAATGGATCAACATGTAATTATTAAATACGAAACAGCTTCACGATCGGCGGTAAAACTTAATGGTATGAGTGTATTAACAGTTGTTAATTTCTTGGATCGAATCGCGGCCGAATCGCTTCGACCTAACCATTTTGATCGTTTTTCAAAAGGATATTTAATTGTTAAGCTTAATGCTTTGGGTTTTGGTAGTGGATCAAACAAATTAAATAATCTTAGTGAGTATGAGTTTTTGAAAATCTTTGAAGAGCATTTAGATCATCCTGGAATGAAAATTCTTTTAGAATATCGTCCATCTACCTATTCATTCCGCGCCGATATTCATAAAAAATATGGTGTAGACATTTCAAAAGAATAAAAATATTAAATAAAGGTCTGATGGCCTTTATTTTTTTATTTTTTTAAGTATAATATAAAAGTAAGTAGAAGGAGGAAAATTAATGAATACACTGCCAGAATATAAAAATATTTTCTTAACACATTCTCACTCTGATGCAAGCAATTTCCGTCTACGTGATGCGATTAACAAGATCACAATGTTAGTTGATTATACCGCAGAAATTGGTTTGAAGGGGTTTGTTTGCACCGATCATGAAGCTTTGTCAAATCATGTAAAATTATTAAAATATGTTAAAAAGCAAAAAGAAGCAGGTAAATTACCTGATGATTATTCAATTGGACTTGGTAATGAGATCTATCTTCTTGACCGTGATAAAGTAGAAGATAGCCTCGAAAACGGCACTAAAATTAAATATCCTCATTTCATTTTAATTGCTAAAAATGAACGCGGTTATAAAGCTCTTAAAATCCTATCATCAAAAGCTTGGAAAAATGGATTTTACCAAAACGGTATGTTCCGTGTTCCAACATATAAAGATGATCTTTATGAAATTATGCAAGAATATTCAGGAGATCTTATCGCAACTACTGCTTGTGTTGGTGGAGAACTACCGCAATATTTAATTGCTTATGATGAAAACCCATCGCAGGAATTAAAAAAGAAAATGCACGATTTTGTTACTTTGATGAAAGGCTTGTTTGGAACTGATTTCTATTTTGAGCTTCAACCATCTTACCAAAAAGATCAACACACGGCAAACCGCATGCTTTTGAAATTATCAGAAGTGTACAATGTGAAATGTATTGTCGCCACAGATGCCCATTATTTGAATAAAGGTTTCCAAGATCAACACCGCGCATATTTGCAAGCCTCAGAAGGAGAGCGAGAAGTCGATCAATTCTATGGAACAACTTATGTAATGTCATACGATGAACTGCTTGAATTTTTCCCAGATAATCTACTTCGGGTGTTGGCAAAAAATACAATTGAGATCCAAAGCAAAATTGAATCATATAGTTTGGATCAGCCAATTAAAGTTCCAAATACGAAGATTCCAGCAGACTTTACAGAAGCAACTTCATTTGATAAGTTTACCATTGCATACAACTATATTGGTGAATTTAAAAACAGCCCAAACCTTGTTGACCGTTATTATTTGAAGCTAATTGAAGAGGGAATGGTTCGACGGAACGAAGAATACAATCATGAAAACCTTGATCGTATTAATACCGAGCTAAATGAGATCTGGCATATTTCCAAAGCACTTAACCAACCGCTATCTTCTTACTTTACCTTAACAAAGCAAGTAGTTGATATTATGTGGAAAGTTTCGCTGGTCGGAGTTTCTCGTGGATCAGCAAGTTGTTATTACACAAACTATTTGTTAGATATTGTTCAAATCAACCCAATTAAATATAAACTTCCTCACTGGCGTTTCTTGTCAAAAGAGCGGGTAGAGTTGCCAGATATTGACATTGATACTGAAGGATCAAAACGATTGGAAATTGTTGAACTTATTAAAAAAGAGTTTGGCGAAGAAAATGTTTTGAACATGGGAACATTTACAACAGAAAAATCCCGATCATCTGTATTAACTGCTTGCCGTGGATTAGATATTGATAAAGATATTGCAATGAATATTGCAAACCTAATTCCAAAAGAAAAAGCAGAAAACTGGCCAATTCGAGATTGTCTCTTTGGAAACGAAGAAGAAAAACGCCGTCCTGTTCAAGAGTTTATTAATGAGGTTGATAGTCATGAAGGATTGCGAGATGCTTTGCTTTCAATTGAAGGATTAATTTCTGGTCGATCTCAGCACGCTTCAGGAATTGTAATTTTCCCTAACGGATATATCGAACAAAATGTATTAATGCAAACAACAAAAGGATTAGCGGTTACTCAATTCGATGCAAAAGATACAGAAGCATTGGGCGGTTTAAAATTAGATTTCCTTTCAGTTGATGCACTTGGGCGGATCCGTGAAGCTATGGCTTTATTGGAAGAATACGGTAAAATTGAATGGCAAGGTACTCTGCGGGAGACTTATGAAAAATATCTTCATCCAGATGTTTTAGAGATGCAAGATCCGCAAATGTACGAAATGCTTGCAAAAGGTGAGGTATTCAATGCTTTCCAATTTGAAACCAATGTTGGTATTAGTGCACTGAACAAAATTAAACCGCAATCTTTTGATGAATTATCTGCGGGTAACTCATTGATGCGATTAACAACTTCAGGAAAACAACCGATCGATAAATATGTTGAATTTAAGAATGATATTTCTCTTTGGTATAAAGAAATGGACGAAAATAATTTAACTGAAGACGAAAAAAATATTCTAATTAACCACCTAAATGATCGATACGGAATCTGCGATACACAAGAAGGTCTTATGGAGATCTCGATGGATCAAAAAATCTCAGGGTTCACATTAACTCAAGCCAATAAATTCCGGAAAGCCGTAGCTAAACAGAATAAAGAGCTCATTGCGGAGCAAAAAGAATTATTCTTTGAACAGGGAAAAGATCTTGGGACAAGTGTTTTATTCTTAAGCTATGTTTGGACTTATTGCCTAGAACCACAATTTGGGTGAATAGCTTGCCCGTTAACTTTGTGAACCCAACCAGGGGTGTATGATCTTAAGATCATGCTAACGGTATCAGTTGAATAAGACTTCTGTCCAAGCCTAACAAGGAAATGACAGGATTTACCAAAAGACGAAGCCGCTGACTAAGAGAATCTAAACCCTGAAATATGGGTAGCCGATAATACCGTGCCTAGCTTAATTGAAGGTGTAGAGACTATCGAAAGCACACAGAAATTGTGGAAGTTAGTAGAGTAGGATAACTATTGGTACGTTATTCGAAGAGCAAAGTACAATGCGATCCATTTATAAGGAGAGTTTCTTATGGAATGGAAAACAACAGCAGATGATTCAAATTTTTTAGTTTCGGAAAACGGTGAAGTAAAACGATTAAATCATATTCATATTGGAACAGACGGAAGAAAGTATATACGGCCAGAACGAATTGAGAAGCAAACTCTATTACCTAATGGATATTTTAGAACAAGATTAGGACCAATTGAGAAATATATTCATCGGCTGGTATGTGAAACGTTTGTTAAAAACCCGGATCCTAATAAATTTAATGTGGTTAACCATTTAGATGGTAATAAACAAAATAACCATTATACAAATTTAGAATGGACAGATAACGCGGGCAATATGAAACATGCTTCAGAAAATGGACTGATTAATCGAACCAGCGAAAAGCGTAAAAAACAATGTCCTATAAATGCAAAAGTGGGCGGAATTAAAAACCGCAAACAAGAATTAGTTGGAAAACCAATTTTGTATTTTAACATTGATGGATCTTTAATCAAAGAGTTTACAGATATATATGAAGCCGCGAAAGAGTTAAATAAGCGGGTGAATCATATTGAAGTAAATATTCAAAGATCAAATAGCTTTCGACGGGCGCCCTATTTCAAATTTAAATAATTGGATCGCATTGTAAAGATATAGTCCATGCCAGATTGAAAAATTTGGATCACATGATGCATTCTCACTTCCACACATTGCGGGCTATACTTTGATCTTGATGATTGAGATGAATATCTGCCTTCTCTTTGGATCTGTATTTTGGAAAACAGCTTGTTTATCCGTAAACTCAGGATTATCAGGTGAAAAAGAAACTAATACAAAATATGGTAAGATTGCAAAAGCGATCGGAAATATTAAAGATGAAGTTCTTCCGCCAGATATTAATAAATCTCGTCCAGGATTTACGCCACTTGAATCAGAGAATAAGATCCTGTTTGGATTGAAACCAATTGTTGGGCTTGGGAAAGATGTTGTCGCAACTGTCATTGCTAATCGTCCTTATACTTCTTTTGAGAATTTCTTAGAAAAAACGTCATTTGAGGGATCTGGAATTTCAAATAAGAAAATTGTAACATTAATTAAGTCAGGATCATTTGATGAATTTGAATCAGACCGCAGAAAACTAATGATTGATTTTGTTAAGATTGCGGTACCAGCAAAAACAAAATTGACAATGGCAAATCTTCCGCATGTAATCGATCATATTAATAAAGAAGAATACGGACCAGAATTGGAATTGTATAATTTCAAAATTAAAGCGGTCGGTAAAAAAGCAGTAATGACTCGTGAAATCGAAGATGAATTTATTGCAAAATATAAAGATCATGTCGAATACACTTTTGAAAAAGGAAAGCTTGTAATTGATGAAAAATCATTCAAGAAATACTATGAAAAAGGTATTGGCCGACTGAAAGAATGGTTAGCAAAACCTGAAACTGTTCAGATTCTTACTGCCAAAAACCGTAAACAATTTTGGATCGATGAATGCTCGGGATCAATTGAAGCTTGGGAAATGTCAACATTGCTTTATTATAAGCATAAACATGAACTGGACTATTATGATCTGTCAAGCCTTTATAATATTTCCAAATTTGAAGAGCTTCCGGAAGTTCCTGTTGTTCGAGAATGGAAAAAATGGCGTGGCCGTGAAATCCCGAACTATCAAATTAGCACAATTGCGGGAACAGTAGTAGATAAAGACAAAACCAAAAGCTTGATCTTTGTATTAACTCAAGATGGTGTTGTCACAATCCGTTATACAAAAGGAACTTTTGCCCACTATGATAAAAAAGTTGTTCAGGTAAAAGGAAAAGATAAAGAAGTCTTGGATCCTAGCTGGTTTGAGCGCGGAACATTACTGATCTTGAATGGTTACCGACGGGATGCCGAGTTTGTTTTAAATACTCGCGGATCATCTATTAATCATACCACGATTAAAATTGTTGGCCAGAAAAATGGAGAAATCTATCTACAAGGCGAGAAAGTCAAACTGTACAATGAAGAATAAAAAATAAAAAATAAAGAGAAAAGTTCTTCTTTTCTCTTTCTACTTTTAAAAGATCAAGTATAATATAAAAGTAAGAGAGATTAAAACTTGGAGGTTATTCAAAATGAACTATTTACAACTTATGCTAGACAAACAGCGAGCATTCCAACGTACTTTGGGAATTCAATTTAATCTAGGCCAAAACATTCAGATCAAATCTGAACAAGATTCTTCTTATATTAAAGAACAGGCCTCATTTTTAATTGAAGAAACTGTTGAAATGACCCGCGAATTAAAATATTCAAAACCTTGGAAACAGTATGATTGGGATAACGCCAAAGATGCTGAGCAAACTCAAAAGGTTAAAGAAGAAGCGATCGACGCTTTACACTTTATGCTAAATATTTTCAACGCCTTGGGAATGAGTGAGCAGGATATTTTAAATGCTTACCTTGAAAAAAATAAACTAAACCATGAACGCCAATTAAATCCAGATCTTGGATATATTACGGAGGGCAAATAATATGGAATACAATTTTAATAATGGTGAAGAAATTTTATATGCTGATGTAGTTTTTGTAAGCGACCCACTTCGATTTTCTCCCGCTGAAGTGCGTAACGCTAAAAAATACCAATTTAAAACACACATTAAAAATCTGATTAAATATAATACTGTCTCTATTCTTAGCTTGGATAATAATCTTGGCTTCGCGGTATTCGTTGGTTATTCAGATAAAAAAGATTATATCCGTAATCATGCAATTCTTGTAAATAAAATTGACGTTGATGGAGCTCAAAGAGAGGTTTCAAAAATTGAAAACTCTCGTAAAGATCGTTTATCTCAAGCATTGGCACGAGATATTAATGCTAAATTAAAATCTCCGCTTATCCTTGATATTATTTCAAATATGGATCCTGTAATTAATAGTAATCTTGCCGAGTATGAAAAAGTTACCGGTAAAAAGTTTACTTTCGCTGAATTACAAAAAGAAAATGAAAAGAAAGACAACGAATTTGAAAAAGCACCATTTTAATAAAAAACTAAAACAACTAACTGGAGGAAATTAAAAATGGCTATCTTACTAGGAAACAAAACAACGCAACTTGCATGGGCTCTTGATGAAGCGGAAGGTTTGGTCGAACAGGCTCAACAAGAAAATGGGCGCCTTGTTAAAAAGACGTCGATCGACAAAAAAGAACGTAAGGGTCTTGAATATTTCATCGTAACAATCGAACTTCAACATGCGGTAGTTAAGGATATTATCGCACGAGAGGCAGAATAATATGAAAATTTGGTCAGATCACGACGATGCAGGATTAAAATTTGATAAACATACCGCTGTTTTCAGCGGTCGGTTTTTCGAAGAAGTTGAATCAGAGCATAAATTTTTACCAAATGTAAAAACAACGCTTCCAACGCGTTCAGATTCTCGATCTGCCGGATATGATTTTTATGCAAAAGAGAATTATATTTTAAAACCAGGTGAATCTGTTGCTATTTACACAGATGTTAAGGCATCTATGCAACCCGATGAATGTTTAGTCATCTCACCAAGATCTAGTGTGGGGATTAAGCTTAGCTTGATGCTAAAAAATACTATGGGTATCATTGATGCTTCATATTACTGTAATCCAAAAAACGACGGAAACATTATTGTCTGCTTGTATAACTATTCAGATCAAGAAGCCACAATCTTAGCGGGCGAAAGATTTGCACAAGGTATTTTCCAAAAATATCTGACAACAGATGATGACCAACCAACAAATTTAACTCGCTTAGGCGGAAGCGGATCATCAGGGAAATAATTCCCTGGTTTTCTCGTTTCAATTGGAGGAATTTTTTAATGATAATTGCAATTGTTGGAAAAAGCAATTCAGGTAAAACAACATTGGCAAAGGAATTGGAAGAGCGTTCTCTTTATAAAGGAATTATTTCATATACAACTCGCGATCCTCGGCCAAATGAAATTGATGGTAAGGATTATGATTTTGTAAGCAGTGAAAAATTCAATGATCTTGAATTACAAGGAAACCTTTCACTTGTAAAAACATTCCATGTGCAAAAAAATGACTTGCTTGTTCCCGTAAGATACGGTTTTTTGGTTCCTGCACTTTGGGAAGCCGCTAAATCATCAGATCCTTATTATCTTTTAATTGATCCTCGTGGCTTAGATGAATTAAAAACAAAATATGGTAAAAACAGAGTAAAATCTGTTTACCTTGCGGTATCTCACACAACCCGTTTCCTTCGAGGAATTGAACGTGGTGATGATATTAAAGAACTTTATCGCCGTTTTGATTCGGATGACCGCGATTTTTATGATATGGAAGCTTCAGCAGACTACGTTATTCCTGAAAAAGATCAAAAACAAGGAAATTTAGTTTACAAAGTTATTCAAATTATGAGAAATTGCCATGAAGCTTAAACTAATCTCTCCAATTCCGCCGTCAATCAACTCTTATCTTAATTTTAAGGTTGCTCGACAAAGCGGAAAAACATTTGTTCAAGCATATCCGTCAACCCAAACCACAATTTACACTGATTTTTTCGTAAATTATGTGCGGGATGAAATTTATAAGCAAGGCTGGGAGAAGCCGCCAAAAGGCCAGCTAATAAATATTCATTTGATTTTTTATCTGGACAGAAAACGCAAGGATCCATCAAATTTCCTAAAGGTAATGTTGGACTGTTTGGTAAAAGCTGGTGTTTTTGTAGATGATGATGTAGCTTTGACAATTATTGACAGATTATATATTGACAAAGCAAATCCTCGTATTAGTATAACATTGGAGCCATCAAAAGCTGTTGGAATTTTTGATAGTGCAGAACAATTTTCTGCTTTCAAGGAAAAAAATTGCGATCAATGTAAGAGAAAGCAGAGCAGTTGCTCCGTTTTAAAGGCAATTTTAGACAACCGGATCGTTGATGACGTCCCAAATATATCTTCATGCCTTAAAATTAAGCCCAAATCTTAAAGCTATAAAAATATTTCACTTTGTTTTAAAAAGTTAGCTGATTACTATATACAAAGGCAGTCAAAAGGCTTATTATTAATTTATGAGGTTTAATATTTCGAAATCGTTAAAACGACTAAGCTATAGTAAAATTTTTGTAGGTTTGAAGATCAAAATTGACCAAACCTGCAAGAATTTTTTATTAATTGTGGCTATGACGGATAAACCGTTTTAAAATAAAAGGCCGATTAAAAATAAAAATAGCAGTCGCTTTCAGTCATTTTGATAAGAACAGATCAGGATCAATTAGCCACGATCAAGCTTCCGATCATGAAATGAGATCGTCCAACTGCGCGAAACGGGGAAAATAAACGATGGATCAAACAAAGAAGCTTTACATTATGGAAGATGGCAAGAAAGTTTTAAAAGATTTGACATATGAAGAAGTCCACGAAATGTTTATTCCTCTTATTGAGAAAAATGTTCACGATATGAATAAGAACATGTTTTTCAATCGATACAATGAAGAAGACATGCGACAAGAATTTTTCTTGCAACTTTGGGTAGCCTATGATCGGTATGATTCAACTACCGGAAATTGTTTTTCAACTTACTTACACCACAGAATGAATCGCGCCCGAGACAAGGTGCTTCAGCCAACAAAAGCTAAAAAACGAGAAGATCACGGAAAAGAAATTTCACTAAATAAAGAAGTTGTTACTTCGGAAGCAGAGTCTGCTGATGAGTTACAAGATCTTTTGATTGATGGATCAGATTCAGTTGAATCAACATATGATGGAAAAGAGCTATTGTCCATTATTGAAAACGCTCTCATCAAAGACAAAGACAAGGAACTTCTCGAGTTGATCCTTGATCGAAAGAAAAATGCCGTTGTCGATTATGCGGAGGCTAAGGGCATTACCACACAGGCGGCTCATTCTCGGATTCGAGTCTTAAAAACTCATCTCCAAGACATTATTAAATCTTCATATTTAGAATAATTTTTTTGAAAAAATAAAATTAAAGTAAACCTAATTTAAGAAAAGAGTTCACTTTTTTGCTCAACTGTGGTATAATATATTTATAAGGAAAAATATTTTATCATGAAAGCTGAGGTATTTGACAAATGAATAAAAAACGCGCGGTTCGATTGACACACATGGGTAACGAGATCAAAGTTTTTGACTCTGTTCTTGAAGCATGTAAGTGGTCAAAAGAAAATGGTATCTGTCATTTTGATTGGGTTCATAAATCATTAGCACAGAATATTCCAACGAAAGCCGGACGGAAATACACAACTGGAGGATATTTGTTCTCATTCGTTGATGGATTGCCTGCACCGTTTTCAAACAAATTTTCAATTCCGATCGAGTCTGAAGTTGTAACAGCTTCAAGTGTTGAGATTATCAATCCAGCATGGGCAAATCGGAAAATGAAATTTGGTGTGGAACTTGAAGTGACGACAAACTTACGTAGTAGTCAGTTAGTCGACGCTATCAATAACGTTGGAGTTCCCGTAAAATCTGATCGATATTCTTCGTGTCCTGCAGGAAAAACGTGGGAAGTACAGCCGGACGGATCAATCCAAGGCTGGGAAGTTGTCTCGCCTCCGATCAATGACTTTAAAGCGCTGGAAAAAGTTACTTCCGCACTTAAAGGAATTGGCTGTAAAGGAACTAAAAAAACCGGTTTACATGTGCATCACGACATTTCAGATTTAGACGGAAATCAATTGTTAAGTTTCTTTGCACTATTTGGACGCTATCAAAAAGGATTATCGCTTCTTTTGAAAAAAGATCGCTGGACAACTCGTTATTGCGAACCAATTACAAACCGTGGAATGATTGACGACGAAATTTTACAACTAGAAGATTCAAACTTAAGATTAACAAAGCTTCAAAGCTTATTTGGACAAAAATATCGCTCAATTACACTTAACAAGTATGTGAAATATGGTACTGTTGAATTTCGCGGACATCACGGATCAGTCGATTTTAAAGAAATTAAGCTTTGGGTCGAAGTTACACATCGCATGATTGAATTTGCAATTGCCCATAAAGTCGAACCAAAACTTGTAAAAAACAATGCAAACAGAAAAGAGATCCTCATTGAACTTTTAGAAATGCTCGAAATGACTCATGTTTTACCTGAAGCATTACGACGTGCAAAAAAATATTGGAGTGTGGCTTAAGCCGCGCTCTTTTTTTCAAAAAAATATGAGGAGGATCTGCAATGAACTCACGGGAAAGAATTGAACAAATGAAAAACAAAGGTATAATGACAAAGGATCAACCTTATGATGAATATGTAAAATGCTTGAGAACGAGGTATTTCCGCGTTTATAATGAGATCCTACCTGTTGATCCAGATGAAATTGTAAAAAAGTTAGAGGAAAAGAAAATCCTCTAATTTTTTTTTATTTTTCTTTCTCATTTTGAAAGATCAAGTATAATATAAATGTAAGGAATAAAGCACTTTGATAGGAGATTGATGATGGAAAACAAAAATTTACATTTCATTACAGGTTTAATGGGCGCGGGAAAGACAAAGCAATTAATTGATTATTTAACAGATCTTTCTAAAAACACCAAAATAGAAATGATTTGGTTGTTTGCTGGATCGCTAGATTCATACAGTGTATCACTTGATTTTACAAAAATTACTTCTCGAGACGGAAGAGAAGTCGCCGCCATTCCAATTAATTCAAAAGAAGGCGTTGTTTTTTTAAATGTGTATCTTTCAAGAATCAAAGAAAATTCAACCGTTTTAATTGATGAAGCTCAATTTTTAACACCAGATCAAATGGAGATTATTATTGAATGGACAAAAATTAAAAATCTTAATACAAAGATTTATGGATTAGATCGAGATTTTAAAAATGAGCAATTCCCAGCAATTACTACCTTGATTAAGGCTCGACCTAAAATTGAGTTCATTGTAACAGAGTGTCAAATGCCAGACTGCTTGGATTACGCCGAAAACAATGCTCGGATCATTGATGGTCATGTTGTAACAGATGGCGATACTTTCCTCGAGGCAAAATCATCATATTTGTCAATTTGTGACAAATGTTTTGAAAAAATGACACTTAAATAAAAACCTCGCTCCAGATCGTCCTGTGTGATCTCCGGAGGCTATATTTTACAGACCAGCCAACTCAAAGTGCTCCGGAAGCCATACAGGGCTAAAATGGTGCGATACAGATCAAACTGTATATATTTATATAGAATAAAATGGAAATTTTATAAAAGAAAGGAAGAATAGACATGAAAGAATATACCAATGAATATTTGGACTATTTAGAAACAAAGCTAAAAGAATATCTTTTAGAGGTAAGACCAAAAACATTTTCTTGGGGTAATAAAAAAGATATTGATGCGCTTATTAAATGGCTAGAAAACAAATAAATTAATTATATTTGTAAAATTAAAAGGAGGAATTAAGATGAAAATCATTGACGATCTAGACAACCTAAAAGGAAAAACAATTGCATTCGCAATAGAAAGCTGGAATGACAATGTTTTTGTTTTATCCACGACAGAAGATGAATTAATTTTTATTGGATCGCAATGGAATTCATCAAGAGAAGAAGCTGATCTTCGAGTTTTAAATTTTAGCCAAGCAAAAAGGGAACTTAAAGATGAAAAGTATTTGTTCAACGATATTGAGAATCAAAAACCAGGTATCTTAAAAGATGTTGCAGATGAAATTAAAATTGCGGAAGAAAAGAAAAAAGAGGAAGCTGAATTTAAAAAATATAAGGAATTAGATAAAAAATTCCGCAAGCGTTTAATCTCTGAAGGCCATATTTTTTAAGGAGGAATAGAAATGGAAATCTTATCAAAAACAGAGTATTACTCTTTTCACCCTATTCTTGGTATATTTTGTTTAATTATTGGAATAGCTTTCTTAGGTTTGGTGGTCGCTATGATTATTGAAGCATTTAAAGAAGAAGAATATGCTTTAATCCCCATATCATTGTTTTTTATCGTTCTCGCTGTTGTTTTATTTTTAGGTTACAATACATCATTAGACCGCGAAATGGTTTATGAATATGAGGTTACAATCACCGATTTTAATGAAGTATATGAAAAAGGATATGAAATTACAGATCAAAACGGAAAAATCTACACAGTGACCAAACACGGAGAGGATAATTAGTATGTTAATGATTACGACCAAATTACGCAGGTATAAGGTTTTAGACCTTTCACTTTTATGGATCCGCCTTATTTTATGTTCTCCTCTTCTTTTAGTGGCGGGGGTTGGTTATGTTTGCTGGTTGTTATTTTTATGGATCGAAAAAATGTGCGGAAGATTTGAAGATTGGATTATTAGAAAACTTAACTGGGATATAAAAGCAAAAAAGCAATTCGATATTGATCCTTACAAATTTCAAAAGAAACGTAAAAAGTAAATTTTATAGGAGGGCAACATGGGTCTCTTTTTGATAGTGCTTGCAAGTTGTTTAATCTTATTAGAACGTGATTTTTATAAAAAACGCGATTAATAAAAATTTGATTTTAAAAGGAGATAATTAAAATGAAAAAACGCTTAAAAAAGAAGCTTGGACTATCATACCAAAAATTTAAAATTGGGGATCAGGTGCTTGTTAAACTAAATTCTAACTGTGGTCATAGAGTGGGAACAATTGGTAAAGTAACGGATATACGAACAGGTGTGAAACCTGTCTTATGGATAAGTGTTTATGCAGAATATAAATATGAAAATGGGCGTAAATCAAAAATGTCTTTAACACACAAATCAACTGATCTTAAACTTTTAAGTAAAAAGCGGAGGTCATTAAATGAATGCTTACAAAGTTTTTTATAATTCAAGAAGCCGCGAAGGAGAAAGCATTATTATTTTGGCCGTCAATAAAGGTTTGGTAAAATATGAGCTTGAAAAAAAATCTCCTTACAGATATGAAAATGGAAACCCGCACTGCTATATTTCGTCAATTACAGAAATTCCGTTTTCACAAGTATTAATTTCAGATCTTTCTATTGTTGAATTTATTGAACTCAAAGAATCGGGGTTATTATAATGATCGAGAAAAAAACCTGGAAAGAATTTAAAGACGCTGGTTTATTGTGGTGGATCAATATGATTATTCATACTTTTGGATGGGTTATTGTTTTTGAATCAAATAAAGAAGGCGATATTATTAGCGTTTATCCAGCAAAAACAGATTTTCGCGGCTTTGATGAAAAAACTAACGCTGAAGGCTATAAAAAGATGGAAAAAATGCTAAAAAATTAAAATTAAATGTTTAAATATGTTCACATTAGGTGAAATATATTATATAGATAAAAAAATAGGAGGAATTTATTATGAACTGTCCAAACTGTCAATCAAATAAAATCAAAGTGGTAATTAGAGCATGGGCTATTGTTTTTTGGACCGGAGCTTTAATTTCGTGGATTCCAATTATTGGTTGGCTTTTTGGACCGCTATTAATGATCTCCTCACCATTTGTTTATTTAATGGAACGCGGAAAACGAACTGTCCAATGTAATGAATGCAAAACTCGTTTCTATATTGCAAAAGATGAGATGCACGAGTGGCAGGTTGAAATTCAAGGTAACCTTAAAAAATAAAATATTTGCCTAATTAGGAGATAATATCTCCTTTTTTTGTGCAATAAAAGTATACGTGCGTATCGATACAAGTTATAATTAAATTAACAAGAAAACGAGGTGAAAAAACGTGAAGCTTAAATTAAGAGACGATATTGCAGAAGTATATATTAGAGAGCATACAGATTACCAAACTAATGAATATTATGGAGAAGATTCGATCGAAATTAAATTATGGGAACTATCAGGAGAAATAGTAGAGGTTGATACTAATTACATTCCATTAAATGAGTATAATATTAAACCCGTAAGCGATATTACCGCAGACTTATCTAGAATCCCAGAAGAATGGGTGCTAGAAGTTTATGAGGATATTAGAGATATACCACATATTTGTATTAAATGCAATACCGTCTTTTATGGTCCAGATGATTGCGAATTTTGTAAAGAAGATCAAAAATAAAAGGCTTCGGCCTTTTTATTTTGCTTTCTTTTTTATTTTTTTTAAGTATAATATAACAGTAAGCAAAAACATTTAAAGGGGTTTTGTAAGTGGATAAGATCAGAAAACTAGATGACAGAAGTCAAGCTCGTGAAAAATTAAGTATTTGGTTTGGATCCCGTGATAATTTCTATCATCCAATCAAAGAAACAATTGCAAACGCCGCCGATGAACTTCGGAATAATAAACAACAGGATCCTACTGTAAAAGTAACATTAAGCGAACATGACGGCGAATTGCGAAAGATCACTGTTGAAGATAATGGTCGAGGGATTCCAATTGACGGTGAAACAGATGGTATTCCAAACTATGAACTATTGTTTTTAACACTGTTTGCCGGAACCAAATATGATGTTACCGATCGTGCAAGCACCGGAACAAACGGTGTTGGTAATACCGCAATTTGTTATACTTCTGAATTATTCGAAGTTGACTCATTCTATAACAGTACTCACCACAAAATTAAATTTGTAAACGGTGGCTATTTAGATGGAGAGTTAACAAAAGCAAATTACCGCGGAATCTACACAGGATCTAAGTTCTCATTTGTTTTGGATAAATCAATTTATACGAACACTGTATTTGAAAAGCATTTGATTGAAGAGATTGTACAACATTTTGCGGTTGGTGCTTTGGGTATTAAATTTATTTTCTCTTTTGAAGGGGAAGAAAAAGAATTTTTATATGAATCGTCTAAACAGTATTTTGAAGAAATGATTTCAAACGAAGCAACTTCTCCAATTTTCAATCTTGGTAAAGTTGAAAAAGTTACTGAGGTTCAAGTTGTCGATGGCGGTCTAGTTGAAGAGAAAAACTCTTTTGATATTTTTATTGCCACAATGCCATCAACCGTTCATGAAAGTTACTTGAATATGACTTTCCTTGAAGAAGGTGGAACAATTAATGATGGGATCCTTGATGGTGTCCGGTTATTTATGAATAAACATTGTCGAGACAATAAACTATTCCCTAAAGGTGTAACTGCTTTTAAGAAAGAGGATGTTGAATCTTCAATTTCATTCCTTGCAATTACTGAATCAAATAACGTTGAGTTTGCTAACCAAACAAAACTGAGCACAAATAAAGACCTTTATAAAAAGCAAGCAAAAGAATATGTTGAGAGCTTAATGGAAGTAATTTCTATTCAAGATCAAAAACAATTTAAAAAGATGGTTGCTCATTTATTGGAAGTTCAAAAATTTAACTCAAACAATGATAAAGCAAAAGCAAAGCTCAAAAAACAGTTAAGCGAGAAAATTGAAGGTATCGGAAACAAAATTGATAAATTTGTCGATTGTGATATTCATGGTAAAGATGCTGAACTATTCGTGGCTGAAGGAGATTCCGCTTTAACCTCGATCGTTGAAGCACGTGATTCTGTTTTCCAGGCGGCTCATCCATTAAAAGGTAAAATCCTCAACTGTCTAAAAACTGATTATGTAACGATCCTATCAAACAAAGTTATTGTTGATTTAATCAAGATCCTTGGTTGTGGAATTAAAGGCGACAAGAAAAACAAAGATCTTGATTCATTCGATATTAAAAAGTTAAATTTTGGTAAAATTATTATTGCGACGGACGCTGATGCGGATGGAGCCCATATTGCTTCGCTTATAATTACAATGATTTATCGATTGATGCCTGACCTTTTAAGTGCTGGTTTGATTTATATTGCTCAAACTCCACTTTATGAAATTAAACATGAAGACGATACCATGACTTATTTCTATACAGATGCACAAAAAAATAAGGAATTGCCAAAGATCAAAGGTAAATATGTAATTTCACGGGTAAAAGGATTGGGAGAATTGGAGCCAGAAGTAATGGCGGAAACTGCGATGAACAAAGAAACACGTAACCTTATTAAGATTACTGTCGAAGATGCAGAAAAAATGATTGCCTCGATCAACGACTGGATGGGAGACGACGTAACAAATCGAAAAGCCTTCATCTCTAATAACCTCAATAAATATATTGATAGCGTCATTTGACGCTATCTTTTTTATTTTTAGAATATTGCAAAAAACTTTAAATTGTAGATCAAATTAATATACATTACAGTAAAAAGAGTGTATAATAAAAATATAGATATAGGCATTTTGGCCTAATTTATTTTAATAAGAAAGGGATGAAAGCACATGATGGCAGAACAAAAAGAGATTAGGGAAATCGTAATTGAAGAGAAAGTAATGAAAGAGGCAAAGATCACAAACGAGAATATTAAAAACCCCGAGCTGTTAATGAGACTTTTTGAACAACGGTGCAATATGGTAACAAAACTAGCGGCCAGTCAACCCGTTATATATTTCAAGGAAGCTGGATCATTGATTACTTTTGGTCATTTAAGAATGAATAAAACAGGACTTGGAACTTTTTATATTGAAACTATTGCTGATTATGATATGAGCAACCTTTCTCCTTTAATTATGACCATTCCAAGAAAAAACCACAATGTGAATAAATTTACGGTTTCAAATGTTGAGGCCTTGGATCAGGCTTGTGATTGGATCTGTACTTTGATTTCCGATGACAAAATTTATCTAGGAAAATAAAACGTAGGCGACCAGCAATTTGGTCGTCTTTTTTCTTTCATTTTTTTAAAAAACAAGTATAATATAAGAGTAATGAAATTAGTTTTAGAGGAGATTAAAAAAAATGGCTAATACTGAATTTGAAGCTTCACAAGTTATTACAGATAACATGGGCGTATATTCAACTTATGTTCTTTTGGATCGTGCAATTCCTGATCTGCGAGATGGATGGAAACCTGTTCATCGCCGGATCTTATTTACGTTATTTACCGCAAAAGCATTTAAATTTACAAAGTCTGCTAATATTTCTGGTCAAGTAATGAAGATCCACCCTCACTCAGACACTTACGAGTCAATGGTTAAAATGGTTCAAAAAGATCGGCATGCAATTCCAACAATCATTGGTAAAGGATCATTTGGCCAGAATACCTCACGGGACTTGGCACCGGCCGCGGCTCGTTATTCCGAAGTAAAATTATCAGATGTTGGAACTGAAATGATGCAAAATTTCAATAAAAATATGGTTGACTTTGTTGATAACTACGATGGAACAATGAAGATCCCAGAAGTACTTCCAGTAAAATTCCCATCTGTTTTAGCATATGCAAGCTCAGGAACAGGTGTTGGTTTTGCGTCTTCAATTCCGTCATTCAATCTAAAAGAGATTACTCAAGCAATTGAAAATTATATGAAGACCGGCGAAAAAAATATTTTAATTCCAGATTTTGCCACTAAAGGATTTGTTGTAAATGATCCGGCAATTTTTGAGCAAATCAATCATATGGGAAATGGATCAACACAACTTAGAGGCCGAGCAATCATTGACAAAAACAAAATTGATATTATGGAAATTCCATATTCAACTACCCGCGAAGCTATTATTGAAAAAGTTACGGCATTGGCCAAAACAGAAAAATTAAAAGAAGTCACGAATATTAAAGATCTAACTGGTTTTAAAGGGATGCGAATTTCACTTACCGCTCGAAAAGGAACAGACATGAAATTGCTTCTTGAAAAACTTTATCAACTTACACCGCTTCAATCATCATTTCCCGCGAACATGAATATGATCGTTGACGGGCTTCCTAAAGTAATGGGAGTATGGCCAGCAATTATTAAGTGGCTTGAATGGCGTGCAAACTGTATTTCTCGCGGAATGACATATGATATTGAGAAATTAAAAAGCGATCTCCATTTACTTTACGGAATGGCTAAAATCATTGATTATATTGATGAAGTCATTGAGATTATCCGTTTTTCAAAAGAAAAAGACATTATTCCAAAATTGGCAAAACGTTTTGAAATTGATGAGGCACAGGCCGATAAAGTTGCTGACATGAAATTACGGAATATCAATAAAGAATATATTGAAAAACAAGTCAAGAATATTGAAGACATGGAAGCAAAAATTGTCTCATTGCAATCTGTCATTGATGATCCTAAAAAAATGAATCAAGTAATTCTCCAAGGATTAAAATCAACAAGTGATAAATATGGCGTTGACCGTCAATCTGAAATCATTGAGATCTCACAAGAAAAACAACTTAAAATCAAAAATAAAATGACGGAAAAAGCAAAAATTGAAAATGATTATAACGTTGTGGTTCATCTTACCGCAGAAGGATATGCTTATAAATTCCGCAAAACAGATATTGAACCAACGTTAAAGCCTGGTGATGAGATTGCAAAAACCTTCAACACTCAAAACAGCGGATCTATTTTAATCTTCAATGAAGAGCAAGATGCTTTTAAAGTAGACATTTCTGCAATTGAAGAAACAAAACCGAAAGCCCTTGGATCTTATTTACCGACACTTGCCAAAGAGGACTCCATTGATATTGTTGAGTATGGAATTGTTGATAATACTCATAATGTAATTATGGCAATTTATGAAAATAATAAAGTTGCTCGATTGAGTAAAAAGCACTTCGATCTTAATCGACGGGTTTTGAAAAAAGCATTGAATACAAAGCAAAAAATTCATGCGGTATTATTCTTAGAAAAAGAATCAACACTTAAACTAGTTACAGACAAAGCGACAGTTGAATTTAACACAAGCAATTACTCAGAAAACGCTGTTCGGACCGCAACTGGGGTATATGCAACTCGAAAAGGAAAATTGAAATATGTAGTTGTAGTTTAATTAGGATCCCTCGAAAGAGGGATTTTTAATTTGCTCCTGTATTGCGTTGAGCTGGTCATACCCCTTGCAAAAAGTATTTCGTTGCGACACAGAGCTAATTCAAAGTAAATAAAAAAGGATCCGTTAGGATCCTAAAATTTCTTCGACCGATAAAAGCGGATGTCTGTCTTCTTTTCCTTTTTCATCTCGAATCAATACCCAATTATATCCAATTGAAACAATAATACCTTTTACATTAGGATATTCTGAATATGTTGTATGCACTTTCATTCCGCGTCTCGCATTTCCTCTGTTCATTTTAATTTCCTCCTTTGAATTAAAAAATCTTGCTCTTAAGTATATTATAACACTTAGAGCAAGATCCGTATATTACTTTTTATTAATTATCCTAAATAAGTTTCAGGATTCCCGCCGAAGTATGCGGTTAATAAAATGGATTTTCGAACATGGAATCTTTCATGATAATCATCTGTTTCAAATCTATACTTGAACGGAAGCAAATTGATATAGGTCGAGCGAATGCTTTTTGGAACAGAAGTAACTTCATCAAAATCGAAAAGCCATTTAGCTTCTTTCTTTTTGAGTTCCATTAGGTTTTCTGTTTTTACTCCAAAGTAAGATCCAGGTACCAAAGCGTCTTCAACCATTGTAATTGAATCTTCTAACCATTCTTCTGTAAATACTAGATACCCTCCAAAATTCTTGTCTTTTGGATTCACAATATACGTCTTAGTTTTCATTTTCTAACAGCTCCTTAAATTTGAATTACCTTACTTCTTTATTATACACTATTTCCATAGATCTGTGTTAGTTTTTTGGAAATTAAAGAAAAAAGTTTTTTTAAAAAAAACAAAAGAATTTGGATAAAACAGTGTACATCCCATTAAAAATGGCCTATAATAAGTATATAAGGTAATAACAAATCAAACAAACCCAACTACTAGGAGGAAATTAAAATGACACAGACAACTACAACGTACACAGCGACTCAACTCGAAGGAATGAAAGTTGCGGAACTTAAACAGATCATCAAAGACAAAAACTATGAGATTCACGGAGCATGGAAAATGAAACAATCTCAACTCGTTTCTGCAATCCTTGAATTACAACACACAGAAATGACTGGGGAAAAATCAGAAATCGTTGAACAAATCGAACAAGACGCTCAATTAAACCGCGAAGCTCAAGCTCAAAAAACTTCAAGCACTCCAGGACGTCGTAACTCTTCAATGGTTCGTGTTACAACTGAAGACGGAGAAACTAAAGAGTTCTTCTCAAATAAAGATTTTGCGGAATATTACAATGAAAAACATGGAACTACATTCCGCAATGACATTCTTTGGTACTTGCTTCGCGGACGTAACAAAAAAGCCCTTGCAACTTTCCAAATCACAAACATTGAAGAAGTTAACGAATAATAAATTGAAGATCCTAACGGATCTTCTTTTTTTATATTTTAATGTTATATTGAAAAATCAAATGAGCTCTGTGTTGCGACGAACTTAATTGAGTAAGACGTTCATACTACTCGTTGCAACTCAGAGCATTTAAAAATCCGCAAATAAAAAATCTCTCAAATGAGAGATTCTTCATTAATTATTTTTTGTTATGAGCTTCAACAAGACTAATTGAAAGATCTTCTGCATCTTCAAAGTTTGCATTTTCAACAAGATCTTTATATTTCTTGAAATTTTCTTCAGAAGTTTCAATGAAAAGACTTTCAAATTCTTTCTGTTCGAATGTTTTAATGAGAATTTTTTCATCTACATTAATAGCTTCAAACACGTTGTAAGTTTCTTTCTTAGTAGTTCTTAAGTTGAAATGAATACTCACTGCAAACATTGAAAATTCTCGCATTTCGTCATTTAGATCTTTTGTTAAAATATAGTACATTTTAAACATCCTCTCAAGTTTTGTATTTGTCTTACATTTATAATTATAACACAGCTTGCGGGCTTTGTGTTAAAAAAAATGAAAATAAATAAAAAAAAACAAGAGCTTTTAACTCTTGTTTCAGATCTTTTATTTTGTTAGTTTTTCAAGTTCTAGTTCACAGAGCTTACAATCATCTTTATAATTTTGATAATACGTTTGTTCTTTGTTGTTGTAAATTGCAATAACTTTTTCTAAAAAGCCTGAGCTAACTTTTACAAGTTGTTTTTCAATATCTTCATTTTTCATTAAGCACGTCCATTCGACTTTGAAATTATCATCTTGATCTATCCAATAGATTTCTTTTGAATGTTCAAAAGCTTTTAAAACGAAGACGTATGATGCTTTCGAAAGATCAATCTGTTTTGAATCTTCTCGAAGAAGATACATATCTGCAATCTCAACTAATCTTGAAGCGTCTGTGTTTTTTTCAAAGTTCATTTTAAATCATCTCATTTCATTTTTTTTAAGATCAACAGCTCATCTCTAATATCATTATAACATGTTTTGCGGGATTTTTGTTATAAATTTTTAAAAAAAATAAAAAAAAACAAAAGCTCGAAAGCTCTTGTTTTTAATATTTCACTTTGTTAATTTTTCAAGTTCTAAGTCACAGACATTGCAAGCATCTTTGTAATTTTGAAGATAAGATTGTTTTGTATTTCTGTAACAATTTCTAATTCTTTCTAAGAAGTAAAAATCAACTTCAACAAGCTCATTTTCAATTTCTTCATTTGTCATGTATGAAAGAAAATATACTTCATCTGAATCATCTTCGTCGAGCCAAGAAACAGACTTAATGTTTTTTGAATCTTTAAGAGAATCTGTTACGAAAACATATGAAGCTTTTGAAAGATCGAGTTTTTTTGAATCTTCTTTTAAAAGATACATTTTTGCGTTTTTTTGAAGATTGTAAGCTTCTGTGTTTGTGTCGTTGATAATCATGTTATCAGCTCATTTCGTTTTATTTGAGATCAATAACTCATCTCTTAATAATATTATAACGCGTTCTGCGGGCTTTGTGCTAGCTTTTTTAAAAGTTCTTTAAATTATTTTTATCTATTATAATGTTGTTTTTTCTAGATCTTTAAAAGCTAACGTGCTGTGAATTTTTTCAATCTTCTGAATATTCGTAATTTTCAGAATATTCGAAATTGTCAGAATATTTAGAATTATCAAAACGTTCTGTTTTAAGAGCCGCGAATTTTTTCAATCTTTTGAATATTTTAAATTATCTGAATATTCAAAATGATCTAAAAACATTTTTTATTTTCTAAATATTCTGAATTTAATGACAATTCTGAATTGTCAGAATATTGTGAATTAGCGCTTGTGAAAGAATATTCTGACAATTCAATTTTTCGATCTTTCTAATTATTTAGAATATTCCGACAATTGAAAATGACAAATGAAAAGAGCCTCGCGGCTCTTTTTCATTTTCATACATTTATGAATTTTTTTCGTGGGTACCAAATTGTTTTTCCGTTTTCAAGTGTCATTAGTTCACAGATCGAAACGTTCTTTTTGTTATTGCTCATGTAGTGAAACGTTCTTAGAATGACTTGTTGTCCGTTTTTTTCACACACGAACCAAGTTTGAATTTTTCCTTTCGTTGTTAATAATTCTACTTTGTCAAGTTTCATTAGATCTTTCAGAGCTTGCTCTGTTTCTTTGACTAACATTTTCTCAACTCATTTCGTTTTTATTTAAGATTAATTGCTTAACCTTATATATTTATTATAACAGTAATTCCCGCAAATGTACATAGTTTTATGGAAATTCTTTTTATTTTTTTTTATTTAAAAACTATGTACATTGCGGAAATTTTGTAGTACAATTTTCTTATGAGCTGTTTCATGCAGATCTAAAATACAGAAAAAAGGATGATGAAAATGCCACGAAAAATAGTTATGCTTATGAAAACAATTACAAATCCTACAATCATTTCTGGAGCATTTTACGAAATTGAAAAACGAGAAAATGAGATCTGGTTTTTCAAAAAAGAAAATAGTATCTATCATAAAGAACTAGCTCTCGTCGCAGATGAAGATGTATTAAATCACTACTTTTTTGAAGTTAATACAGATGACTATGACAATGCTATTGAGTCATACAGAGCGACACAGGACTCTACATGGCTCTCAAATCTCAGACGTAAAGTCACTTCTCAATACAGAAGATCTTTTAAATAATCCCATTTTGGGATTTTTTATATTTTGGAATTGTCAGAATATTCTGAGTAATGTGCCGTGAATTTTTTCAATATTCTGAATTGTCGGAATATTCTCAATCTTCGATCTATTTGTCCCGCCGACGAACCACCGCAAATTATCAGAAAATTCTGAATATTTCGAATTATTAGAATATTCATAATTGTCGTAATTGTCGGAATATTCTGAATTAAGCGCCAATTCTAATTAGTCAGAATATTTTGAATTGTCTGAATATTTAGATCATTTCGAATTGTCAGAATATTCTGAATTGTTCGAATATTGCGGCCATTTTGAATTGTCTGAATTTAACGACTATTCTGAATTATCTGAATATTCTGAATTTAACGACTTTTCTAAATTTCCTGAATATTTCGAATTGTCTGAATATTCCAAAAATTCAAACAATGATCGATTCAGAATTTTCAGAATTGTCTGACAATTGAAAACAAAATGAAAAGAGTCTTTCGACTCTTTCATTTTAGAAAATTTTGATTTCTTCTTTTTCGTTATTTACTTCAAAATCAACTTTCAAAGATTTGAGAATTGGATTTACTAATTCAACAACATTTTCAAAATCGAACATTTCGTTTTCAAATTTGTAAAATCCGTTTTCTGAAAGTTCTTGTAAACATTTTGCAGTTTCTTGTAACATTTTCATCATCCTCTTTTCGTTTTTGAGATCAATTACTTAACCTCTTATATATATTATAACATTTAAAATGGGCTTTGTACACAGTTTTACGGAAATTAATTTGTATTATTTTTTAGAACAATTCTGACAATTGCGGCTTCATTGTTTTAATATTCTGAAAATTCCGACAATTAAGTTTTTTTGAATTGTCAGAATATTCTGACACGATCATATTAAATTGTCAGAATTGTTTCTAAAAGTTTTACAATTTAATTTCCAAAAACTGTGTACTTTTGTGGGCTTTAGATGTATAATTAATATATAAGGTTGAGACAAACAAAAGACCTTAAATACAAAATAAAGGACGTTGAAAAATGAATTACAAAACAGTACAAAACGTAATTTCAAAACTTGAAGAATTAGGATATGCAAATGCGACATATTCGTTTGGCCGTTTTCACTTTGACAATCCGATTTCAGAAGTGACATTATCTCACAATCCGATCTCAAATCATTTCGTAATTAAGTTTCATGAAAATGAAATGAGTCCACAAGGATTGACAATTTTCATTCTTCAAGCAAATCGAGTTTCAAAACATGTTGAAGAATTGAATAACTTACTTTAAGAAACAAATCATTCGGGATTCGAAAGAATCCCATTTTTTTTATTTCACATTTTAAAATAGTTATTTTATATTACAAATATTCTGAATTTTCGATCAATTTGAATTTTCAAAATATTCGGAATATTTCGATTATTGTAAAAATTGAATTGTCGGAATATTCTTTCATAGGCGTTAATTCAATAAATTCTGAATAGTCTGACAATTCGGAAAATTCAAATTATTCGGAATATTCAGAAAATTCGATCTATTTAGAATTGTCGGAATATTCGTAATATTCGGAATATTAAAATAATTTGCGGTGGTTCGTCGGCGGAAAATTATGAATATTTTGAATGATCTGAATATTCTGACAATTCCAAATTGTCGATCAATTCGAAATATTCTGACAATTTACAATGATCGGAATATTCTGACAACTTCGAATGTTCAGATAATTTCGAATATTTAGATAATTCTAAATCTTTCGAGTTTTCAAATTGTCGGAATATTTAGAATATTTTAAAAATTATAATAGATCGAATATTCAGAATTTTCTGATAATTCACGGCACTTCGAGTTTTATGAATATTCAGACAATTCCGAAAATTCGGAATATTGAAAAAATTTCCGGCATTAAAAACGGAACATTCGGAATATTCTGACAATTTCAAAACGGCACTTTAAGATTTAAAAAACGGGAAAAAATAAAAAGATCGGCCGAAGCCGATCTGTCTTATTTCAATCCGTATGTGTCTTGTAACTTCTTGTTGATTGCAGGAGTCGCAATGTTTACGGCTTGCATGTATTGTCCTTGTGCAATGGCTTTATTGAATTGTTTTAGTTCGTCTGGATTCAATAAAGATCTAACTTGAATCTGATAATTTTCATTCTGCATTTTCTGTTTTCGATACTCATTTAAATCATGTAAGTTCATTTTTTTCAACTCGTTTCTAAGTTTTTTAGAGTCGCTGTTAATTAACTCTATAATTTATTATACTAAGATTTACGGGCTTTGTACATAGTTTTTAGAAAAATAAATAAAAAAGTTTTTTTAATTATTTTCAATAAAATCAACACAAATCCCGCAGATCATGTTATAATTATATATGTAAGGAAGATTAAAACAAAAAAAAACAAAGGACGTGTAAAAATGAAAAACTTGACAATTGAACAGATGAACGAATCGATTATGAAAATCCGAGATCTTTCAGAAATGACAGAAACAGAAACAATGAATATGGATGACATCATTAGTTCTATGCACGAAGAAATGGATAATATCAATTATTCGTTTGTAACAATCAATGAGAAAACAAAAGTCATTGAAGTCATTCCTGCGTACAATGAGATCTTATGTTTTGTAAACGAACGAGCATATCTTGATTCGCGACATTTCATCTTAAACAATCCAAATACAATCTCAATCCCGTATGTTGGACGTTTCAAAGATCTTGAAGAAAAACATTATCTCATTAATAATTCACAATTCGAAGAACTTGAAAACATTTTCAATACAACATTCATGTAAAAATAAAATCCCTTAATTGGGATTTTTTTATTTACATCTGCGGGAATATGACGTATAATTAAATTGTAAGGTAATTAAAAAACAAAGGGGCTTTTAAAATGAAAACAAATCAAGATCTTCAACATCTCGTAGAAAAAAATTTAACGTTTGTGTGTGTCACAGATACATCTGTAACACTCGTTCCAAAAAATGATAATCTGTATTACATCCCAATGGAAAATCCAATTTTTGAAGACGTACAGAAACTTGTCAATGAGAATATTGTTTCTGAGTTTGAAGAACAAGATATGATAACTCATTATGGATTGGATAATTTCTGGATGAAAATTGAAGAAGATACAAAATGGGATGACAACATTTATAACTTCTTCGTGAAACATGAGATCTTCGAAGAAATTAAGAAAATGAAATAAAAATAAAACCTCGAGAAATCGGGGTTTTTTATTTACATTTTTTCCGCGCTGACGTATAATTAAATAGAAGACAAAATACATTTTGAGGAGTTTTTAAAATGACAACAGATCAACAAATTAAATATCTGGATGACAACAATCTTTGCTTCGCATGTCTCGCGGAAAATTCGGTTACGTTAGTTTCTTCGACCGGAAGTCTTTGGTTCATACCTGATACGTCTGCTGAACTATTCAAGTTTGCATATAATGTTGTAATAACAAATACAATATCCGTTCTTGAAAATCAAGAAAAGTTATCTTACGGAGGAGACTCATATTGGTATCAGATCTTCAAGAAAATTGGAAATAACTCATTTAGAAATCTGTATGTTTCTCCGTATGTTTGGGATGTTATTTTAGAAGAAGAAGAATATCTTAGAAATTAAAATCCCTTAATTGGGATTTTTTTATTTACAATTTTTGCGCACTGTTGTATAATTAAATAGAAGACAGAAACAAAAAACCATACATGAAAGAAGGAATTTAAAATGACAACTCAACAACCTACTTTTGAACAGATCAACATGATTGCATCCGCAAACCAAGGAGATACTATTAAACTAAAAAACGGACAAGAATGCGAGTTCGTTGAAGCTAAGCGAGTTAAGTTTGTTGGAAAAATGAATGGCATTCCTTATTCAATTCCAATTGCTGGAATTAAAGAAGTCATTGCAAACTCTAACCCGCAAGAAGAAAAAGAAAAACGAATGAAGGTTCTTAATGAATTAGAAATCGGATCTATGTTCTATATTAAATCAAATAAAAACGAAGCTCTGTTATTCAAGCTTTTACAAAATGATAAAACTAAAAGAACTATTGTTGGGGAAAATCCAATCAATGGTATTAAAAGCACTATTGACAGAGCAATGTTCTATGATAAGATCTAAAAATTAATCCCTTTCGAGGGATTTTTTTTTACTTAAATTATATACGGATCCTCAATAATATAGTATAATTAAATTATAAATAAGAAGGAGCTGTTATAAATGAAACTCGAAAAATATATCTGGGACAAAGAAACAAATATTATTCTTCCGTACATTGAAGCTAAAATGGAATATGGATCTTTATTGAAAAAAGCATTTGAGGTTGTAGAACTTTTCATTGTAAAAGGAATCGACCGGGGAATTAATGTATATATGCTTTTGGATTCTAATATGAAATTATTTGCAGGTCCTTTATCAACAAAGGAATATAAAAGCGGAGAACCATTCATCAAAGACAAAAAGATGTTCCTCTATTGAGGGACGTTTTTTTATTTGGATCTTTTCAGATTGCTCCTGTGGTGCAATGAAATTAAATGGGTAAGGCATACCGCCAACTCAACGCAATACAGAGCTCAATAATTTTATTATTTTTCTTTACTTATTTTAAAAATCAAGTATAATGTAAATAATAAGAAAGGATGATCTAAATGACAAAGACGGTTTTTATAACAATGACAATGTACTTTCTTGCTTTTACTTGGTTTTTAATTCAACCTGTTTTTAATATGGATAATTTTATTATCGTATCTGTATTTGGTGGGATATTTTTTGTTAATGTTTTAATGGAAGTTATTCTGTTTGCTTATAAAAAGGAGGAAGTATAATGGGGAAAATTATCTATACTCATCTTGTAGTAAATACAGATTCAACAATATTTAAGATCCAGCTTGAAGAAGCAATATTAAAATATCAAAGATTTGGGAAGATTGAATTACAATATCAAACAACACCGTATTATAAAGATGGGATTAACTTTTCTTGTTTGTTGATCTGTTATGAGGAGGAAAAATAATGAAATATAACACTGAAGGTAAGAAAGCTATTGAAGCCGTTGATGCCGTTAATAAAATGATTGAAGCTTCAATTAAGGAATACCATTTTAAAACCGAAAAAGTTACTGTTACAAAAATGATCCATGCTCTTTATCAATATATTTCAAAGGATATAGCAAAATCAAACGAATCGGTTACAGACCTTTTAAGAGCTCTTGAAAAATATGAATGGGATCTTAAAAACAAAGGGCCATCAGTTTTGAAAGATGCGGTGGGTGACGGATTAGATAAAAAATTTGCTAAGTTTAATGAGACAGAAGGTTATATCTTTATTGTCAATTATCCGCAGGCAGACTATTATTCAACCGAAACAATTGATAATTTTGAGTTCTCTGCCACGGTTGACATGAATAAATTGGAAGTAGATATTGGCCATACAATTGAAACACCGCCAGTTTACACACCAGCTCAAAATTATTGGAGATCAGTAATTAAAGATTGATTTATGTAAAGAGTGGGAAACCCCACTCTTTTTATTATGATCCAAAACCAAAAGCGTTATTAAGTTCTTCTTCATCTTTATTTTTCAAATAATTTGCGGTAGTCGAGATGTCCGAATGGTTTGCAATCAGACGAAGAACATTAATATCGAACTTGTCTTTTCCCAATTCTTTTAATACATAATGGGATCCATCAGAATAATTCTCGAGGCTTGTATGCCGTAAACTGTGGGGATTGAACTCAATATCTTTTCCAGTTAAACGCAATAGGATCCGGCGGAATGTGATAACCCAGTTATAAAGAGCTTCATATTTTGCAGGCCGAAGATCTTCACCTTCACCAGAAACCCAAAGAGAATCAATATTATCCTCACCGCGTTGATCGAAATACAGTTTTGCAATTTCTTTTGATCGACCAAAATAAAGCAATGAGAATTTTTTACCGCGTTTACCTTGAACAATATTGGTTCGGTTGTTTTCTAGGAAGTCCGTTTTTTTAACTTGGTGTACTTCATTCCGGCGACCTGCAGATTCATAGCTAATTGCCAGGTATAAAGCTTGCTGGTATTTTTGTTTTTCAATCAAATAATCTAGGATCAATTCGACATCTTCATTTGGTAGGAAGTGGATTTCGCGGACTTCTTCTTTTACCAAACCTTTGACGGATTTCATTACATTGATTTCGTAATCTTCGTATTCGTCATCGTCTTCCATACAAAATTCTAAGATGTTCCGAAGCGAACATTGGACGCGGTTGATCCGTGCAGACGAAGCTCCTGAATCTTGAAGAGCCAAGAAGAACCGGCGGAAGTCTCGTTTCTTAAGATCCAATAGATACTTGTCATCAAAATTATCATGAACATAACAGAGGAACATTTTAATATCAGCAATATACTGATAGATAGTTTTCTCCGCTTTCTTTTTTGATTTAAGTTCGAGATTATAATCCTCTACAATATCCTTTGATTTCTTATTTACGATCGCATAGGTTTCTTCGTTAAAAAATGAGTTACGTTTCTTTGCCATAATTTTACTTCCTCTCATATTATAATGCTATTTATTGTAAATTAATTACTAGTATGTGTAAATTTAATAGCTAGAAGCTATGTAAAACAAGAGCGAGTGCTCTTGTTTATGGCTATTTATGCAGAATAAAATCAGAATTTTACCGTGTGCAGATCAGAAAAGCATGTTCCAAGTTGCTTGTCCAACAATTCCGTCAGCTTTCAAGTTCTTGCGACCTTGGTAAGCTTTGACTTTCGCTTGAGTTTCTGGTCCAAAGTTTCCAGTTGGTTCTACGCCAAGAGCATTTTGGATCCGTTTAACATCTGCACCCTTAGATCCTTTTGCAAGTGGTTTCCCTGGGTATTTTACAATTGCTTTTCCATCGCCAGCAGGCTTTGGTTTAGAAGCTGGTTTTGGTTTTGGTTTTTCTGCAGGCTTCGCGACAGGTTTTGGAGCTGGTTTAGAAGCGGGTTTTTCGTCTTTTTGTTTTGGTTTTGATTCACCAGAAACACGATCGAAAAGCTCGAAATGAGGATTGTCTTCAAATGATTTCCAATCTCCGCCCCATTTCATTCCACGAGCTTTCATTGCTTTGACAACCTGCATGTATTCTGGATCAACATCCCAGATTGCGCGATCGCCATGTTTAGAGAACCGGAACAAATCAACCGCAACTCCGTAGTTGTGATTTGATTGACCACCTTTTGCACGAGTTACAATTGGACCTGGTTTCCCTGGAAGATTATAAATTCCGTTTGCATGAAGTTGCGCGACTGTACGGCCTTGAGAAAAGATTACATTTTGTTCATGAGTCGAGCGGTAAGCTTGAGCTACACCAACAAAAATTCCTTTTTCGAACATCTCTTTGATGACTTCACGAGTGATCTCTGAAACGTCTTTGTCCATGTTTTTGTTGTTAAGTTTATTATTTGCTTTTTCAAGCAACCAGTTAAGTGTTACTGCCATAATAAATTCCTCCTAGTTATTGTTTGTTTTCGATTTTAGCTTCAATATCATCTAGCCGATTGGTGATACGTTCTTGGTTGTCTGTTAATTTCTCAAAGCTTGAGGTAAGATCTTGAAGAGCTTCCGCTTGCATTGTCATTAAGTCCTGTTGCTTCTTTTTATCTTGAAGCATTTGCCACAACATATACAGGAAGAGGGACAAGAAAATTGATTCCTGTCCTAAAATTCCTGAGATAAATTGACCAAAGTCCATTTCCATATAGGCCTCCTTATCCCCAATTCAGGGGAAATAAATCCCCGTCATTGATCTTTGAAGCCTGTACCATGGGAGGGATTATTAATAACGCCAGCCAAGACTAAAAGTCCAAGGCCAGCATTTACCAATTCGTTATATTTACCGACGTCAATTTCTACTCCGAATGCCTGAACTACCAGCAAAACAAATGCACCAATAGATGACCACAACAAGTAGTTTTTAAAACGATCTGGAATTTTTACCATTTTATTTTTCTCCTTTTCTTATAAACCTTTTGCGATTACGAGATTTCCATTAAGATCGAGAGTTGCTTTATCATCTGCAAGAACCCAGTTTCCTGAAGCAATTGCATAATAAAATTTTTGAGCTACTCCACGTTCGCCAAGTGCATCGACTTTGAAGACATCCATAGGATGAATTGTTGTATCAAAACCACCGCGCCAAATATCATTTGCAGAGGCAGAGGGGGTAGGTGAATAGTTTGGATAATCAATATCCGTATCAACTTCAACATGAAGATGTCGGTTAGTTGATCCTCCACCATAAATTCCTGTGCCACCATAAATTGCAATTGCATTTCCTTCTGGTTTTACGATGTCTCCAGCTTTAACATAGATTGCATCAAGGTGAGCCATGCGAATAGCTAACCGGCGAGTTCCAGCTTTTAAGCCATTATGAATATCAATTGAGTTTACGGAAACACCAATAATTGTATATCCCATAAGATCGTCATAACCGGCATGGGTGACTTTCATGGTGAATGGCGCAAAAACAGATCGCTCTGTTCGATTGTCATCCGCCATGTCAACACCAAAGTGACCAAATCCCATAGCTGTTTTGTATGCTGGGTTTTTATATCCTGCTGTAATCCGTGCTTGATTTAACGGTAAAATTGCATTTTCAATTGCCATTTTAGTTATCCCCTTTTATTTTAAATTAATGAGTTAAGAATAGTAGTTGCTTCGTTACGTTTCCGAAGAAGTTCGCGGTATTGAGTTGTTGTTAAAGTTGTTGGATCGCCAAGTTCTTGCTCATCACGATGACGGTTAATTAGTGGTGTGGCATAAGCAATATAAGCGGTTGCTTCTGTTTTTTTCTCAGCGAGTAAACGTTCTGCTAAATTTTTTTCATAAAGATCCTGGCGATAAATAATTTCACCATCAACAACTTGACAATAAAATGTTTTAGTAAACAGAATGCTTTCTGGATCATAAGCAACCTGGATCATATAATCAGATTCTGATCCAATTGTCCAAGCTTCAACCATACCAGTTTCACCGCTATAAAGGATGTTGATAATATCTCCTGGTTGAGGTCCCTGTGAATAATCTTGATTTATTAGCATTTGACTTTCTGGTGTTTCCTGAGTTGGTAATTGAACTTTTTCAATTTGATTTTCCATTAATAATGGTCTCCTTTTTAATAAGTGATAATGGCACGCAAACAAATATCTCGTTGAACGGATCCAGAGGCATTGTCAACATGGCCAGTAAAACCTGTGTTTGTCAAGTAAATATATTTATTAGCATAACTACCAGGATCGGTGGCATTTGAAAAGTTGGATGGCACGTTCATAAAAATACCGGCTCCAGATTGGTTTTCAATCTGCCAACGACTGATAGGAACATGAACCCAGTTTACATTCGCGGCCGATGATGTGCTATCATTATAGTCACTGAAAATAAACATTAAACCGTTTGGCGCCCAGTCAAGAGCTTTAACATTATCAATAAATTTATTCTCACTTGTGTTACTACAGAATGAAGCACCAGACCAAAGTGTTTTGATATTCTTTGAATAGATACCAAAGCCATCAAGATAAATCGTATCATCTAGAACCCGGAAATTATTCCATTGAGAAGAAACAAACGGTTTTGTTTTATCTGTATCGGTCGATGTCTTGGGGAATTGAATACCTTCATTATTACTATCAGTAGGATCATTAAACCAAAGGCCATTTAGTCCAACCGCATCGCTATTTGCAAAATCGATTGGGGCATCGTTTGACGTTCCTGTGGCATATTGGTTTTTAGCAAAAACCATCTTACCAAACATTTCAAAAACATCATTTTGTGTTGGTACAGACTTAAATCCAATTGAGTTTTTAACTGTATCAATTGCAAAGATCGGAATACCTTTTGCCACAACAATAGAAGAAGTGTAGGTTCCAAATTTATCTTTAACTTGAACTTCAACAACATAGGTTTTATTTGTATCAAAAGTTCTAACAGTCGTTGCCGAAGTAAAACGATTTGAAACAAGTGTCGCAACCGTTAAAGGAGCAAAGGCTGTAAAAGGATCTGTCGTAATATTTTCTCGAGTGCGAACTTGAATTGGTGCTGTTCCAATATTGACTAAAGCATTTTTCATTGTTGTTCCAACTTTAACAGGTGAGAATGTTCCAGAAACAGAAATTGAAGTTGGAGCTTCAAAGTTATTTTGGCGAAGACCACTGATATTTACAATTGGAGGAGAATAAGAAACAATGTTAATTGGTTTTGTGATCGTAGTTTCAAATCCACGAGAATCTTTTGCTTTGATCGTCAAAGTACCAGTAGAAGGTAAATTAACCGCGCCCATATTAAAACTAACAACCTGACCTGATTGCCATGTTTGTGAAACAGTATAGCCATTAATTGAGGCCGAATATGATTTCATTGTCGATCCATTTACTGCCAAAGCACGCGAAGCAATTGGAATATCAACGATCAATGTTGATTTATTTTGAACCAAAGTAACAGGCGAAGTCCCCATGATAGAAGAGATTGAAGAAACACCATCACGGTAAGTAACTCCAGTTCCTGTAAACGTTGGGCTTGAATTAACGACTTGCGCATAAACAGATTTAGTAGTTGAGTCCCGTACTTTTACACCTTCAAAATAAGTCGTTACCACGATCTCACACGGAATAGTTTTTGCGTTTGGAATTAATCCAAAAACAATCGAGGCTGTATAGCTGGCATCAATTGCTGAACTTGAGGATTGCCCAGAGACTGATCCGTTGTGTGTTCCAATAGTAGTATTACCAAATTTCAATTGAACAGTATGATCGAAATATGATTTTGATTTATTAATATTTACTTCATTCTTACCAAGAATATTGAAGTAGGTATTAGTCGCGGTCGACGCGGAAGGGGCTGTAACCGCACCATAGTAATATTCACTACCAATCCAATCAGTTCCTTTATAGGTTTGAAGAATGATGTAAGTATCAATACTTCCTTTACCAACAAGGGCAGTAAAAATAGTTTTATTTTCCGCGGTTGTAAATTCAGTCGAATGAGAAGTTTCAGAAGTTGTTAAATCAACTCTCTTTACATGTTCCCATTCTGTTGTTGTTCCTGCTTTACGAACGTAGATCTCTACTTCGTGTTTAAAAGAACTCGAATACCGGGTAATTGAAACATTAAAGTTTGATCCGGCAGACCAACTAGGGCTATTTTTCATAATTGATTTACGCGGGATTGTATCAAGACGAGCTGTAAAACTATCAGAGCCCGTGCCCAAATAACTACCACCAGCAAAAGTAACAGAAATATTAATTGATTCTGTACCATCAGAATTATGACCAACAGTTTTAGATCCTGTTCCCATAAGCTGTTCACTACCATTAATACTTACACTAGCAGAAGATCCTGATCGAACAGTAGTTCCATCAATTCGAATAGTGAGATCCGTTGAGCCAGTGTAGGCAGACCAACCGCCTACAGCCCCAACGTAAACTTTGACAGTAACGTCAGAACTATTCGCGGCCGATCCATTTGAACTTGACGACCATTGGGTATCAAGATAGTATTTACCACTCGGTCCGAAATATTGTCTAACTGTATTACCTGCCATAATTTAATAATCCCCTTTAAACTTGAATTGTTTTATTTCCTGTAAATGCCCAGCCTGTAAATCCACCGACATTCTCAACGTTTACGATCTTAACCGTACCCATTGTGATTTCATTTCGGACAACTGCTTTTTTCATAATAAACTCATCTTTATCCACTCGGAAAGCTTCATCGGGTGAGTTATTAGAATCATCAATTACTCCAGATCCATCAATATCGTAATAGCCAGCAAATTTTTCTGGCGTCATTACTGTTCGACCAATTTCAACACCATCTGAGAAGTTGTTTACTGTGATCCCGTTTTTATCCATTTTAATATTGGTATTGTAAAGTTCTCCTGGCGCCATTGACCATTGAAGTGCGACCAATCCAATATTTAGCATTAAACCAGAAACGACACCGCGAGCATTTTGCTCAAAATCAACTTTAATTTTTGTTTTACTTGAAGTAGCCACAAAGGTATAAGTGATTTTTTCGTATTCTGTCATTACTCCAGATCCAGCAAGTTTACCAAGTACGATGATCTCTGTATCTGTAGAATCAAGAACGGTTACCTTGATTGCAGATGCTGTTGTTGAAGACTCTTCATCTTTACGAATCCAAAAACTAATTGTATAAGATTGATCCACAATTGTATATGGCATTTGATAAATGGATCCCGATACACCAAGAGTAGAAGCAAATCCAGAATCATATCCGTATTGACTTAGTGAGGAATCTTTTACTGTTCCAATTGTTCCAGTTAATTCCCAACCTTTTGTATCATTATACCCAACTGAGTTGTTAAGCATATTAATACCACCACCGGCGGAAAACTTAACTGTAAGATCAATGGCGGTTTGATCTACCGCGCTTTGCAAGGCGTATGGTGTGAAATCAATTTTTGAAATTTTATCATCCATAGTTGTTTCCAAAGCTGTAGTCGCATCTGTTAGATCCGTACCTTTTGCATAACTACCAAGCTGTTCTTGAGTGGCTAATTCCGCCATTGCGTCTTTATACGAAGTGTTATTCATAACCGTAGTTGTGATACTATCTTCATCCAAAGTCTGCATTGCGTTATTGTATTTTTCTTCAAGAATATAAAGCTGGTTTGAGTTATCTTCTGGGGCAGGTGTCCAGTCTGTCATTTGGTTACCTTTTTCAACTTGAATCTCGCGGAAAGAAACGTTACCATTTCGATACTGAAGCAACCGTAATTTAGCCACGGAAGTATCGACCGTAATTGTAAGTGTATATTTTACACGATACCAAACATTGGCAACCATTGATGAAACACCCATTTGGGCCATGTTTTGCCCAGATTGAAGAACTCGAGTTCCGGCCGCGTTCCATGCCTCAAAAATGAAAGGCGTTTGGTTATACCAGGCAACCGGATCAGCCGTCTTAATATCCATTGAAATAGTAAAGACATCACCAATTCTTGCTGGGAATTTATTTGAATATGAACTTACAATCGTGTCAACTGTAATCCCTGTTCGGTTGATATTCAAAATCCGACTTGTTGGTTTATCTGCTTCTGCATCAACCGCCGTGAACGGTGCTTCAATTGTTTCCCAATCAATAAGTGTTGTTGTGTCTTCTAGGACGTAATTAAAACTTGAGTTACGAACCCAGTTACGACCACCAACTTGAACGTTATCAACGTTCTTTTTTAATTGATCGGCAGTTACAATTTCCAAAGCTTGTTCCGCTAAATAATATTGCATCCATTTATCACGGAAAGTTGCTTTAACTACTGAGATCGCGTAATTGCGGTTTGCTAATCCAGTGTCCCATGATTCAATTGGTGTGATCGCTTCAAGATAAGTTTTTAAGTTATTATATTGGGTGGCCACCGCAATATAGCTTGCATGAGTTGTTAAAACCCCAGCATTAAAAGCGGCTTTACGGACTTTATAAAAACTACCTTTTAAACCAGCATCAAGAGTTGCTGTTGTTGGCATTGTTGTAGTTGTGTCCGCAATAATAGATCCTGTGATTTGGAATAACTGATCTTTAATTTTTTGGCGATCTTTTAAGTCTAATAAGTTATCATTAGAAATATTGCTCATCAAAGTATCAATATCTGAAATTCTTTTTTCAGTATCTTCAGGCGCTTGCGTGTAATCAGTGGCAATATTACCTAATTCAACTTTAACATTTTTTACAGATGGCGCATTTCCAGTTCCATAAGTTCCGTAAAAAGCCAGCATCGATTGTGTCTGAGCCGCGTCAAGCAAAGTAGGAACAACCGTAATAGACTGCCGTTTATACGTTGTTGTTACAGGAACTGTAACAGAAAAAGCATATTTAGATCCTGATCCATTTTGCATATAAACCTGCATTGTTGATTGTGAGGCAATACTCTTTGATTTAATATCAAAACTAATGGTATAAACTGTTAAGCCGTTAGCATCAAAAATTGGAGCTAAATCAGCGTAGGTTAAAAACTCTGAGTTTGCACCGGTATTCGTTCTTTCAACATTACTATTAATAAGAAGGTTACGGCCACCAATTTTTAAGCCATCCGTGGATAAAACCCAAGCCCCACTTTTATAAACATATAGTTGATTGTCCGTGCTTTTAAACCACAACATTCCTTCATAAGGTGAGGCTGGTGCGGTCGTACTTGCTTTAACATCATTTAAATCAACCAGTGCAATACTTCCTGATCCTACTTTTGGCAAATTAATTGGCCCCTTTCTAATTATGTAAGAGGGAGAAATTAATCCCCCAATTTATTTATTTTGAAACATCACAGTAAAGAGTAGCTTTTGAACTAATCTCTGTCGCTAGAACATTGATCGTTTTACCAGTTTTTGCAAACGAAGCAACTTTAACATCATTGCTATCGTACAATGACCAAGCATAAGTGTAGCCTGTTCCTGTTGTATCAATTTCGTTTTGAGCCTGATAAAGTTTCGCAGTAAGTGAAACTGTACCTTGACCGTTTTTGAAAATGTTATTACCAAGAACAACAACTTGAATTGGATCTGAAACGTCAATGAAAGTACAAATATCTGTAAACTTAACACCCGAGTAAGTGGCAACACATTTGAATGTTTCCAAACCATTGATTGCTCCTGCGGGAATTGTTAAAGTTGCAGTCGTATATCCAGTTGTTCCATAGTTAGTTGTCGAGTTTAATAATCTCCAACCGTTTCCACCATCGGTATCTCCACCAGAAGCAGTAGTAGCTGTTGGATCTTGAGCATACCATTTGTAGGCAGATCCGGTAACTACTGTTGATCCAGAGAATAATTCAGCTTTCGCCGTAAGTGTCCCCGTAGAATTTCGAATTACTGTTCCATCTGGTGCCCAGACAGAAACAAATACAGCACTTGCACCTTGACCACCGGTTGCTCCATCAGAAACCACTGGAATGATCTGCTCATCTACCAAAGTAGTTGTTCCGTTTGCGAGGAACATTTGAACTTTGATTGCTTTAATACCCGCAGAAGGGATATAGTTTTTAGTTGCTTCGTTGGCAGAAGAAGTATAGCGAGCAGTAAATGCTGTTCCGTCTGTAGAATCACTAATGATAAATCGACCAGCGTAGTTACCTGGTGTTCCTGATCCTGTTTGCGATTTAGCAGAAATGTTAATCGAAGTCGGGCTATAAACGTTTGCAAGATTTTTCTGGAAAACGTTTGCATCCGTTACCAACCAATAAGCTGTAGGCGAAGCACCTTGTTTATTTTTTGTCAAGTTAAAGGTTTTTGTTAAAGTCGTATATCCTGATCGAGTTGCTGTAAAAACAACTGACCCAGAGTCAGCAGACATTGCTGTAACTGTCGCGGTTTTAGATGAAGCGGCTTCAGTAACAGTTACTGCATTTCGAGTTTGAGTAATTGTCCACGATGCTGTTACATCTGTAGTTCCTTCAAAAATTGTAATTGTTGAAGATGCTCCAGCAAACACCCCACCTGATCCATCTGCAAGAGTTGGAATTGAAGCAGATTCATTTGAGATTAAAGCTGTAATTGCAGAAGCCCCATCAGAAGCGGCTGTCAATTTAACAAACTCAATATCTGCAACTCCAGTAATATCTACAAGAGTATCTGGATCCGTATAAGTTACTTCAGCCGTAAACCGTCGAGCAGTTACAGACGCCAAAACGTTTGTATTGATCGTTAAGGTTTTTACACCAGAAGCGGCCAATGTGTAATCAGTTGTGCTGGCTGTAATTTCAGTTCCATCAACAAACCATTTAATAGTTTTTGCAGAAGAAATTACATTTGCCGTTGATCCAGCCACGTATAATTGCGGTGTTAAAACCGGTTTAGTGGTTGGCCAGTTTGGCGTATAAGTGCCAGTAGTTGAATTATAAATCTGGGATTTTTGAATGTTAGATCCGATATATAATTGAAGTTGCTTGGCGTCATTTAAGTCGACAAGCGAAATACTACCGCTAGAAACGATTCCCATTATTAAAAAACCTGCCTTTTTATTGTTTTTTATTATTTAAAATACACATTTTATTCTATAGAATAATATCCAAATCGCAGGTGAATGTACACTTTTTAACAATGTCTTCTGACTTTACTAAAAAGCGATCGCCGATTCCAGCATGAGCATTACCCCAAGCAATATCTTCAGTTCCATCTTTATTAAATTTTTTCCAAATAAAATTAGATGGTGTCAGATCTTTCGTGATCTCTTCATTCCCTTTATAAACTTTTGCAAAGACCGTTGTATTAACAACTCCGTTTCTAAAAATGTCTCCATTTGTAGAAAGGATTTGGATCTTATATTGAATATTTTTCTGAGCATCTTTCGCCGCTTCAAGTGCCTCGGCCGCTTTTTGAGCCGCGAGATTCCACTCGTCTTGACGTAAGTTGATCTTGTCTTGAAGCTTTTGAACCATTGTGATTGGCTTAACATTCAGTAAAACATATTCACCAAGAATAACAACGTCTTTATCAGGATCCGTAACACTTGATTCTTTTTCAAGAACTCGAGCATTTAAGAAAATCTCTTTTCTAAAAGTACGATCCTTGACAATTACAGTATCTCCAATATCAACTTGAAGATGAGAGAAGCCACTGATTTCCTCAAGAGAAAGAACATCCACCGTGTAAGTAATTCGCGGTTTATTTTTCTTTTTTAATTCTGCTAATGAGTTATAATAAAGCTCGTTAGGAGAAATTGCATTTGAATCTGAAAAGATTCCTTCGCGGTGACGATCATCAAAAAACCATTCGTCCAAAGCATCTTCGTCAACAACCATATCGCCAATGATTTTAAAAGGTTCTTTTGGTGTGGCAGTTGCATTTGCCATTGTGATCTTTGTACCGTTTTTATCTTCTTTACCAATACCAATAATAGCGGTAACCATTTCGCTAGTATCAATTTCTCGAGTAACATTGATAAGGTTAAAGTCATATTCAAAACTAACACCGTTATCATCCCCACGCTTTTCATGGAAGTTAACAACTTTTTTGACTACATCAATTCCGTCAAAGTAAATTTTAAATTCAATCTCTGCAGAACAAGTAGCCGCGAGTTGTTGGATCGCATCCAGAGCTGTTGGATATTCGTTGTACTCAATTGAAATTAATTCGTCATTAAAATAATCATCAAGTTCCCATCCAGTATTTGCTAAAAGGGATCGAGCAATTTGTGATAAATTTTGAATGCCGTATTTCACCGGACGAATCCGAGAACCTAAAAGATCTGAAGTCGCGGCTGTCTCACAAAAGATGGTTGAATAATCTTTATTGCCATGAGATTCTTGAATATTTTTAATTCGATACATGTCATGTTGATTTCGTGTTTTACCAGGAATCAAAATGAAGCCTTCATTTTCAAGAAGATCGAGACGATCGTCTTTATTGAAAATATCGAAAGTCATTGTCGAATAGCCGTTTAAAAGTGTTTCTCTTTTTTTATGATTTAAAAAAGATAGACCGGCAGGAATATCATTACTTAGAAAACCTACCGCTCTATAAAATGGATCAAGAATATACCACAAGATTTATAACCACCGTTCTTTATAAGATACCGTAGCCGTTTCTACAGCCGACGGATTAGAAAACGAGAGGCCGTTTATACCGGGGGCAAATTTGAAAAAGCTCGATGTTGGATAAAGATCTTGGAAATATCTTTTTCCGTTTTTAGTAATATTACCAGTATTCATATCAACTTTTAAAATGTCGCCTGGTCGGAAAACATAGTCGATTGCGTCTGGTGTTGGCTTACTGAGATATTCACTAATTTCTAAATGGGTAATTTTTAATTCTGCCGTTGGTGTAACAGATTTATATTGCCCAACATGAACTTGAACGGCCGCGATTTCTTTTGTATATTTCTTTCGGCTATCAGTCCAAGATTTAGAATATGAATTAATTTCATCGCCAGTTTCTAAACTGATCCGAACAATTTTCGCAGTCCATTTTGTTCCGCGTCGAGTTAGATGAAGTTCACCATAGAAGTTACGGAATGAATTTTCTTCTCCGTACATATAAGTGTCTTTTCCAATTTTTTCTTTTGTGAGCATTCTAGTTTTACCTGAATAGTTTACAAAAGTTGTTCCGGCATTATCCGTTCCAGCTCGAGCTTTGAAGACAGGCATTTGACCAGTCGTTGAAGTATCTCGTAAAGAAATTTTAGCTACGACACCACCATTAATGTCTAAAAGATAGATCTCAACTCGTCCAGCTTGAGCAAACTTTGTTGAGTTATGAATGATCCGAGATTCTAAATGAAAATCTTTAATTTGTCGACCAATATCTTTTACCATCGCGGCTCCATGCCAACCACCATTATATGATCCGTAGTTTGCTTCGGCTTGCACAAAGCTATCTCCCGTATTTGCAAAAGTTCCAGCAACTTGACCTTCGTCAATGTATGTCCCATTTTGCCAACCGTTTGTAGTCTGCATTGTATCGTATAACCGTCGAGGAGATAAATCCGTTGGTGTTTTTTCTACAGGATCATAAGGATCACCAAAATAAACAGCATCTGAATCTGTAACAATTGCAAAATCAGTAAGCGCTTTTTTGAATTTTACTTCAATGATTGGAGAGCAAGCACGATTACCACCATTTGAAAACATAGTTGGCTCCGTCAAACTTGGTGTATACGTAAGTTTTCGAGTTGGGCCGTAACCATGAGGATCAAAGCAGTTGATCGTAAATGTTCCTTTACCAGACTTACCAAACTCTGCGATGTCACTTGCATTATCAACAATTCCGTAATAAACAATATTAGGTTTTGCATTAAAAACAACCGCTCGAGGTGTTGTATAATCTAGCCAATCCGCAAGATCATCTGCAAGATACATTACATCTTCTGGTTTATCGGCAATGATCGTATATTCAACTGTAAAAATTCGATTGTTATATTTGCGATTAACAAAATGTGATCCCGATGCCATTGGACGATCAAGAGAGTTGACCGTCGATGGAGGCATAGGAGCATAAGAAATTTTATTAATAACAAGATAAGAGGGGGTTGGTACCCCCGCAAAACTTTTAATTCCTTTTGACATTAGAAAACTCCGTTCGCGCGAGCAGATGCTTTTTGACGAGCATCGATCGCTTTTTCGATTTTAAATGCAAGCTCGTTAATATCCTGATCGTTGTTAATCTCAGCAGTGATATTAATCTCATACTTATTAGAAACAGTATAAGAACCAGATCCGCCAACAGCTTGATTATTTTTAGAAGGTGTCAACTGTCCACGAGATGGAGCATCAAACATTCCTAATTTTTCACCAGCATATTGCCATAACTGTTTTGCTCGATTTCCGAACTGTTCAAGAGGGATAACGACTTCCTCTTTATTTCCTTCTCCGATCATCGCGGCTTGTTCTTTACGAATTACTCCGCCTGTCGCATAGCCACCAAGGAAACCATTTGGATCGATTGGGACACCATTTTTCCGGACTTCAAAGTGAACGTGAGGACCAGTTGAGTTACCACTTGATCCAAGTAGTCCAACAATTGAAGATCCTGCTTTTACAATGTCGCCAGCTTGAGCAATAACCCGAGACAAGTGACCGTAAAAAGCTTCGTATGGGCCGTTACGAATTTTAACTAAATTACCAAAACCGCCATTGTAACCTTGGAAAGCAGGTCCAGCAAAGGAAACCATACCGCCCATGGCCGCCCGAAGAGGTGTGCCAATTGGACCGGCGTAGTCATTACCATCATGGTGAGAATAACCGTTTGATCCGTTGGCCGCTCCATAACGTTGAGTCATGATTAGTCCGCTGAAAACGTTTTTCTTACCCATGTTACCATTATAAGGACTTCCGTTTGATGAAGCAGAACCGTTATCCCCAAATAAAGATGGTAACATTTTGTCAGTAAGACTTTTAAATCCACCAGTCAAGATCGGTTTGATATATTCCATAGGAGAACCCGTAATGCTGTTCATCCAACCAGGAATAAGTCCATCGCCAAGATTGAACTTATCTTTGACTTTATTAAAGATAGCTTTTGGGCCACTTGTTAAGAAGTCAAAGTAATTACCAATACCGCTTGCGTACATTGGAATCCCGTATTGTTTCATGACTTGTTGAGTGTGGCGAGCTGGTAAAACAGAAGATCCTTTTGGAAGATCAACAAGGTGTTGACCGCCTTGACCAAGCATCGTAGTTCCTTGTCCAGGAATATGCGCAAGTTCCGGTCCTTCTTCACCGACAAGAGCAACACCGCCAGGGTGAGTTCCGCCAGGTGTACCATTTGCATAAGCTTTTGTTGATTTAATATTCGGCGCCTTTTTAGTCCCTTTACCAGAGAAAAGACCTTTAAACCAATTAACAGCTTTTGCTACTCCGTCCGTCATACTTTGCCATCCGGTTTTGACCTTACCAGTTTCCCAGTCGATCTCATCCTTGTGTTCTTTGGCTTGAGATTTCGCGGCTTTAACAACAGACTTGTGCATTGATTGAGCTTTACGAACACTGTTATCTCGAGTTTCTTCTGCTTTGGCGATCATCTTTTTAGCCTGATCTGCAGTAATGGTTTTTGTTTCGTCTCGCATATATTGGATCTGCTTTACTTGATCCTTATAGTTTCCGCGAGCTTCTTTTACAGAACCGTCTCGAGCTTTGATTGAGTTTTTAACCATTTTCGCGGCTTGTTCCGCCGTCATTTCATCAGACTGATCTCGAAGTGTTGCCAAGATAGACTTTTGCTCTTTCTGGTTTTTACTCAATTCTTTTACAGCATGTTCTCGCATTTTTGTTTCAATCCGAGCAATGTCTTGTCGTTCTTCGTCTGTCAAAGCACGATTTTGATCGGCGGCTGTTTTGATAATCTTGATCCGTTGCTTTTGGTATTTTTCAACTTCGTTTTTCTTTTTATCGTTGTCTTTTTCCATTTTTGCAAGGATTTTATTTTCTTCCTTTTCAGAAAGAGCAGAGTTGGACGCAAACAGTTTTTGCGTTTTTTCTTTCTGCTTACGATGATTATCTTCCATTGCCGTAAGGATCTTTTCGCCCATAGCTTTATATTTAGAAACAATATCATTGGCCATTTTTTCAGTGATTTTTCCCTGAGTAGCGGCGAGTGTGTTTAGTTTTAAACTAACATCCTGCTCAAGATCAATAAACGATCCAACAGCTTTTTTAGTACTTTTGGAAATTTCGTCACTGAACATTTTTGATTTCAGAATAGGTTTATCCATTTCTTTATCAAATTTGTGCATAGCAAAACCGATACCTGCGATTAATCCAATGGCAATACCAATTGGTCCAGTTAAAACAGTAAATGCAGTTCCAAGAATACCTACGGCTGTTGATGATAATCCAATAGCAGTCGCCGCGAATCCCGCACCCGAAGTTACTCCAGCGATACCCGCGATTACAGGACCGATTGCTCCAACTACAGCACCAAAACCAGAGATTACAAGTCCGGCCGCGGCCGTGATCCCAGCAATGGCAGTAGCTACCGCGAAGAATACAGCAACGCCTGCTCCAAGTTTAGCAAGAGTTTCTTGAGTAGATTTATCTAAACTATTAAACCAATCGACGCCCTTTTGAACCCATTCAACCATTCCACGAATAGTTGGGATTAAAGCAGTACCAATTGTAATGGCCGCTGTTGAAAGTGATCCTTTTAATTGTTCGATTACACCATTCAAGTTATTTAATTTTTCTTTTGCCACATCGGCGGCTTTGATTTTACTAATGGATTCAGACATTTTGTCATAACCGTCCGCTCCTTCTTTAACAATAATGTTACCGGCACGGATTGCATCTGTACCGAACATTGTGCGCAGATAAGTTTGTTGTTGTTCCTTATTCAAACCCTTCATTGCATTTTGCAAAAGACCGGAGATCTCAGTCATACTTTTTAATTGTCCTTCTTCATCGTAAAATGCAGAAGAGGCAAATCCAGAGGCTTTTTCAATTTTTTCGTAAGCTTTTGCAAGTTCACCTTTGGTTGCTTTTGCCCCTAATTCTTCTTTAACCAATTGCTCTAAACCTTTACGGATGTCATCTTGGTGTCGTCCCATAGGTTTGATCCCATTGTCGATCAAGAATTTATAACCCGCAGAAGTATTATATTGAGATAAACCCAATGCAGAAAATGCTTCAGTTTGAGCTTTGGTTGTAGGAGATAGGTTTAAAAGCATTGTTTTTAAAGAGGTACCCGCATCTGATCCTTTTAAACCGTTTTGTGCAAACAGTGCAAGAGCATCCGTGGTTTCTTTAAAACTTAAACCAACACCGGAAGCGACAGCACTAACAGATGATAAACCGAATTTCAATTCAGTGACATCTGTCGCAGAGGCATTCGCGGCTCCAGCTAAAATATCGGCGGCTTGTGCGACCGTAAGGCCGTCGTCTTTGAAAGCATTCAAAGCGACAGAGGCGATTTCGGCGGCGTCCGCAAGTTCTAATTCACCAGCAGTTGCCAATGAAAGAGCACCTTCAAGACCACCACTCATAATGTCTTCCGCAGAAACACCGGCTTTTACAAGCTCTTCAATTCCTTGAGCGGCTTCAAGAGCAGAGTATTTTGTTTTTGCACCCATTTCGATTGCAAGATCTGATAATGAACTACCGAATTTTTTTACATCTTCAGGAGACATAACAGATTTTACAGATGAAATTTGACCTTCAAAATCGGCGGCTTGTTTAGTAGCGATCCCAAGACCACCACCTACAGCAACAGTTGCTGTCGCCAAACCTTGAAAAGCAGAGCTAGCAACGTTTGAGATATTGTTACCGGTTTCTTGAAGATCTTTCGAAGATTGTTTTGCTTTACGCGCAAGCTTTCCCCAAACAGTTGACTGTTCACGAAGTTCATCAGAAAGGCGGTTTGCATCTGTCCGTGTTTCCTTCATTTCAGCAGAGGCATTATTATAAGCAACAAGTGCTTTTTTCGTCTCATCTGCATCAGCACCACGGGCTCGTTTTAATTCTTCGTATTTATTACGAAGATTTTCGGCGGCCGTTTGCTGTAACCGAAGTTTTTCGTTTGTGAAACGAGATTTAGCATCAAGATCAGAAAGCTCGGATCCAAAATCACGCACTCCTGCTTTAGCTTCTTTGTAAGAAGATTCCAAAACAGCAAGATCACGTTTTGTTCCTTTAACCGCATTATCAACAGTATCAGAAACTTGTTTCCAAGTTGATCGATGTTCTGCCAATTCACGGTTGCTTTCATTGATCTCGCGGTTTAAATCGTTCATTCCCGCTTTTGCGCCATTATAAGCAATTAATGCTTGTTTTGTTTCTTCATTGTCTTCGCCTTTTGCTCGAGTTAATTCGTCATATTTTAAACGAAGTTGATCGGCAGTTTTGCGCTGGATTTCCATCTTATCATTAAGATATTTAGATTTAGTTTCCAGGTCTCCAATAGAAGATCCAAAGTCCGCCGTCGCAGAACGGATTTGACGATAAGAAGATTCTAAAACGTCAAGATCTTGCTTGCTTGATTTAACCGCATTGTCAACAGATTGCGATACCAATTTCCAAGATGATGTTTGATCTGTAATAGATTCATTCGTATCTTTTAATTGACGTTGTAATCGATTCATTTGACCTTGAGCTCGGTTATATTGAGTCGCAAGTTTTTCCGTCTCTTTTGAATTTTCTCCGGTACGATTTTTTGCATCCTCGTAACGGCGTCCTAATTCTTGAAGGCTACTTTGTTGTAAAGAAATTAACCGTGTAAGGTTTTTTCCTTTTGCTTCCAAACCATCCAGGGAACGGGCATAGTCTTTTGTTCCATCACTAGCCGCGACAAATTCAGATTTAACGGCGCGAATTTTACGGTTGATCTCGGCCATGCTTTGAGTAAATTGTGCAGAGTCTAGGCCTAATGATACCCGTAACGTACTTAATTCTTCAGTCGCCATTATTCCACCTCATTAAATTTATTTTGTAATCATAAGAACTCCAATTGGTCTATTGAAGCTCTTTGATTTCCCCCATTTGATTCTTGTCCTTGACTTTCACCTTGGGATGCAATATGCTTTTCCAAAGTAGAAGCATTATGACGATCCCAAAGCAGTAAAATTTTTCTAACGGTTGATCGCCAAAACTTTTCTTCCGTAAGTCTTAGATCGTAAGTGTAAGCATAGAAAAACCAATCCCATTCAACCGAAGTTGTTTGAGATTGGCCATTTAGTTTTTTTCCGCTTCTTCTGCTTCCTTAGCTCCATCATCCGCAGATTTTACTTCGTCTGTAGATTGATCCGGGAAGAAATCACGAATAGCATTTCCGAGCTTGCTAAAAATTTCTTGGAAAGCTTCTGGATATTGATACATTAGTTGACCAAGCAATTGGCCAACGCGGTTAACAGTAATATCAAGTTCTGCTTTTTCGTCTTCAACCGCAAGACCTGAAACAAGTCCAGCGTAAACAAGAGCTTTGATCGCAGTAAGATTCATACTGTTCAAACCAGCAATTGCGATATATGGATCTGGGTAACCGTTTTCTTGCAATTCAGCAAGTGTATTAAAATCAAAAGTGTAGGGACGAATTTTGTCCAATTCCAATTGATAAACTTGAGCGTCTTTAAGATCTTTTCCTTTTAACATAATAAGTTTCCTCCTGTTGTTTTCGTAATCGCTTTTACAGCGGTCTTAATTTTAAAATAAGAGATATGTCCGTAGACATATCCCTTTTTTAAGATCAAGGTGTGACAGGTGCGGCTTCATAAACTTTTGTGAACCAACCAGTAACAGTTGCTGGCAATACCAATTCATCATCAGTATCTAAGCGAGCACGCCATTTACCGTCTGGACGTTTAATGAACGTACCTTTGATCGCTTGAGTTTGGAAATCTGCTTTATCATTTTGTGTCGCGTATGCTTCTTCAATTGCTTGGAAGCGGCCTTTGTAAAGCCATACCATACGATATTCACCATTTGATTTTTTAGATCGGAAACCAAGTGCGAAGTAAGGAGCATCGTCATTTGCAGAATCGATGACAACTCCGTTAGCATCTGTTTCTTTACCCAAAAGCAAACCATATTTCGCAGAACCGAGATCTGCAAGAGTGAACTCAACATCAACAGACGAGAATACAGAAATAACTTCCGCGACTGTATCATCTGCAAAAACATTTTGAGTATCTACTGAAGGTGTGATCTTTGCATCGATCGCATCTTTAAGACGTTCAGGTGTACCATAAGTTTCTTTACCCTGAGCATCCTCCGTAATTTTAGCGACGAATACGCTATCTAAACCTACTAAAGCCATTAGGAGATTCCCCTTTTCTAATTATATATTTGGCGGTTAGGCCAAAGATTCTGTTTGTTTGATAGATCTGAATGACATGTTTTTACGATATGTGCTAGTCGCAATATCGAATAAGTCCATTTCATTAGATCGTGAATAGCCAAGTTTTTTTAATTCTTTTTTTACCTGAAGGACAGCGTTATCTAAATTTCCATTAGAGTAAACGTCGACCTGTAAACCGTAAGAAGTTAAAACTTCCGCATCATCCGCAATTAAACCCGTAGCTTGATTATAAAAGAAAAAAGTAATATAATTCTTACTTGTCCCTGTATAAACATGGAAGCCAGTTGGGTAGATTGGATCGAGTGCTGTTTTAATATCGCTTTTAAGGCTCATGGCAAGTTCATCTCCCTTTTAAGAACGCGGATCATAGCTTTTTGAATTTGGTCTTTACCATTTTCAAATGCTGGTCTCATAAAAGGTTTTGCAGGAAGAGGTGGGAGAGTGTACGTTTTTCCTTCTGGACTTTTATAAGTTCCGCCTTGAGTACCGATCTCATGAAATAAAAGATAGTAGAAATCTCGAGATGGTCCAACTTCGTAAATCCCTTTTTTGGATTGCTTAATAATAAAATTATCGCGACCGTGTTCTTTATTGGATTTACTAACGGGAACATTTGGGTGTCGCTCAATTAATTCTTTTGCTTTTTCAGCACCAGCTAAAACAGCTTTATCTGTAGTCCGGCCATCAATTGTTTTACCCATTCGGGTGAGCCGTTGAATGAGATCATCCATTTGATCTAATCCTGAAAAACCATTGTCCATAATTAAACCACTTCCCGACCGATAATAGTATACGTAATATTTTTTTCATCGTCATTGATAAGAGAGATGATTTCAAATTGGCGGTCTTTAAATAAGATTACCATATCTTCATTCATATCTTTTCGATAACGAATAACAAATACCGTAGTATTTTCGGACTGTACTGCTTTTGCATCAAAATACTCTTTTGATTGAAGCGTTTTGATCTTTGCCCATACAGGAATTTCTACGATTTCACCAGGAATGTTGTAACCATCGCTATCAACAGTGTCTCCCGTTTTTGATCGTAATTTAATTTTTTTATTTAGTTCGGCGGCGTTTAGCATTATTCTTCACCCGGCAATCGATAAGGATCCAATAAACCACCAAACATATATTTCAATTCTTGTGCACTATTAGCAGTACCAACAGCTTGAATTGATCTATTTCCATACCAATGCCCCACAATCGCAAGACATGCAATCGTAAATTCATCGGGTAACTCCTCAAAATCAGTAAATTTCCGCTTCAAATAGCTCTGAATAAAGCTTCTTGCGGAGGCAATTAGTGTGTTTAAGAAGATGTCATCATCATTAAAATCGATCCGGAGGTAATTTTTTACCATCTCGAGGTCAATTTCAGTGACTTTTTTACCGTTAATAATATCCAATTTTGCCAACTCCTTGGTAAAAAAGTGAAATAAATAGCCAAATTTTAGGCTATTTTCTCTTGTTTTTAGTTATAAACCACCGTAAAATATTCATTTTATTTGGCATTTATCGCTAAAAAAAAGAGATTGAGGAAGTTAATCCTCAAATCTCAATCAAGATCAAACAGTTTTTGCAGTCGAGATTACGAAAGCATCTGCGTTGATAACCGCACCATCCATGAAACCATCCATGATGATAGTGTGAGTAGCCGCGAGAGCATTCTTAGTATCGGCTGTTACGTGTTGCATTCCGAGACCTTGTTTAACAAGCATTGCGTAACCTTCTTGGAAGTTACCAAAGAGGATTTTTCCACCGATCGCAACATCAGTTACGAAGAGACGAACACCCAAAAGCATGTAACCAGGTGAACCGTTTACGAAGTCGCGAACGACGAGGTAAGCACCAGTATCATCTTTGAGTTTTGCAATTTTGTTGAAAGTCGGACGATCCATGATCCAGACCGCTCCAGCAAGGTAAGCTGGGTGAAGAGCAGTGTAGATGTCGATAACCGAATCAGCAAGTTTAGCAAGATCGTGTTCAACAGTTTCGATAAGAGCATTTGTAAATACGCCTTCGAAAGATCCTGTCGCTTTGTTACCAATCAAGAGAGCATTCTCGATTGTTTTACCAACTCGACGAGAAAGGTAATCCGCAGTATATCCAACAACATCGACAGCCGAATCATTCATAAGCTGTTTAGTGAGGACCATGTGAGCACCAACACGTTTTTGAGTAAGTGTTACAGAATCAAGTTTTGTATTGATTTCAGCAACATCTGCTTCTTCGCCGACAAAACCAGGAACAGCGCCAGCATGAGCTTCTTCACGTGGTACACGAAGTGAACCAGTTACAGAACCAAACTTACGGACGAGACCAAAGATCGGTGCAGATTCTTCAAGTTTTTTGATAATAGACGCTTCAACGTCTTCAGGTACAAGAACGCCACCTTCGCCAGCTTCGGTAAGAGTACGAACTTCTTCACCGTTTTGTTTGCGAAGGAATTGATCCAAACCGCGTAATTCGTTTTCCATTGTGTTTTCTCCTTCGCCAGATACAACCTCGACACTTGTTTGAGTGCGGATTTCTTTGGCTTGTGTGATAGTCGCATCGAGATCGCGGACTTCATTAGTAATTTCTTGGAGACGAGTTGTTTCGTCTTCTGTCATTGACCGTACTTCTGTTTCTACAGCTTCAGCAATTTTTTGGCCTTCAGCGACGAGGGCATTGCGTTTTTCTAAAAGGGCTTTTTGTTTCATTATTAGTTTTCCTCCTGAGGATCGATTTCTCGGATTTCGAGTGTTTTAAATTCTGCTAATGAACGTTCAGCTAAAAGAGTTTGTTCATCTTTTTCTGGTTCGTCTAGCTTTTCTGGTTCTTGCGGTTGATCTTCAACTGGAAGAATTTCTTCTTCCAGTTTTTCTTCAACTTCTGGATCAGCAGGATTTTCATCCGGCTTAGCAGGTTCTTGATCTGGATTTTCATCTGGTTTTGGAGGTTCAACCGCAGGCGGTTCGTCTTCCGTAATAACAGGAATATCTGCAGGTGGTGTTTCTAGTGCTACTTCGGGATTAACCGCTTGAGGAGCTTCTTCACTTCGGAATTGATCTGATTGCTCAATCAACCCACGAAGAGTTCCGACTTCTTCAGTAAGCATAAGAACAGCCGCGAGAATCTTCTCGTATTCTGTTTCTTGTTCCACTAAAACTTCAGTCCCTTCGGGAATAATGACTTCCTCGATGAGATTGATACCACGAGCCGCAATTACAGATTGTGAATAAGCAGGATTCTTAACAACTGAAACCTCAAAGAGATCCAGCTTCTCAATTGTCCGCTCATAAACACCATCGATCGCACGCTTCCAGCTATCTTTAATATTAGAAAAACCAAAGCTCATATTCCGAAGAATACCTTCTTTGATTAATTCGTAATAATCTCGACCGTAAGAAGTCTTTGCAATTTTTGCTTCCATGTATAAACCGCGATCATCTTCTGTCAATGACAACGAACCGTTTCGGGTACTTGCCAAAATTAATTTCTGATCGTGTTCTGCAAGGAAGTCAATGTCATAACCGCGTTTAATTGCTTCAGTAAAAGCACCGCGACTAATTTTTTCTCGGAATTTTACTTTTTTCTTTTTATCGAAAAGAATATCACTGAAAGATTCCGATTCATTTACGTAACCACGAACAAGGAGATCACCATTTGCTAAAACGGTAAAGTCTTCTTCGTGCACGCGTAATTCAATATTATCCATTATTTAAGTGTCCCCTTTCAAATCTTTGGAGGCAGTTTTAACAGCTTCAGAATTTGCGTCAACCGCATTTGCTTTTACTGTGTCAGATCCACCGTCCATATTAGGAACAATAAATTGATCTTTTTCTGGATCATAGAAGACGTTACCAAGAGACCATGCAAAGAAATCACGTTCAACTTTTGGTAAATCTAATTTAGCTCGGGATTCTCCGAGTGTAGAGATACCAGCTTTGAAGGAAGCGGCGACCGCTTCAACCCGTTCTTTTTCTGTAGATCGTAAAAGTTCAGCTGTATCAAACCGGAAGAAATAACCTTCTTCTTTTTCTGATTCAAGCAGTAACGCTTTGTCCAAACTTGTTTCGATCGATACCGTCAAAGGAGAAATACAATATTGTAAAAAGTACAAGTTGTTTTGTTCGTTCGAGGCATATTTATTTGCAGAAGCATTCAGCATGCTTTCAGGCAAATTAAAGATCCGAGCCACTTCAGATAAAGTTGCTTTTCGAGATTCCGTAAGCTGTAATTCATCTGGCTTAAGTGAGAGAGCTTGATATTCCATACCGCTTTCAAGAATAACCGTTTTACCGGCCTTACCTGATCCAACATAAATATTTTCCCATGAAGCTCTTAAACGAGTGATGACATCTTTTGTTAATTTGTCACCAGTCTTAAGAACACCAAGAGGCATAGCTCCGTTTTTTAAAACGTTTTCCGAATAAATTGTTTCTTCGAGTGCGAGCCGTAAAGTGGCCGCGTTTTCCTTAAGGATCCCAGAAGAAGTAATACCGTCAGAACTATTTTTTAAAACTGATACAATATCGTTAGTATCAAATTCATGAGCGCCGGCGGAATTATTCAAAGCAATTGTTGAATATCGTTTATAACCTTCAGCAAGGTATTTGTTTACCGTAACTTCTTTTGTTGGCAATAACCATAGAGAATCAATCTCATTAAAGGTACGATCTACTTTTGTATAAGAAGCACCATATAATAGTAAGTCTTTTACAAGAGCCCGTTTAAATGTGAAGCCGTCAACTGTTTCATTAGGTTCGTTATTTAAAAGGAAATTTCGGTAATCATTAACTTTTTCAATATCGCCAGTAATAGGATCTTCTTTATAAAGATAGATTGGTAGTTGTGCAATAGATCCCGCAATTAAATTAATTGAAGAATTTACTGCTGGCACTTGCACCGCTTTTTCTTCTGTAATCCCAGTATCACCACCAAAGATGGAAGTGATCGAAGTTCCTGAGTAGTTAAACGTTTCTAATTTCTTGGCTTGACTACCGGAGCTTTTAAAAATATCAAAAATACCCATTAATTAATAGCTTCCTCCTTTCTTTTAAAGTACAATAAAGTCGCTATCCGATGAACTATATGCGCCGTATTCTTCAAACTCTTGATTCCAAAGTACCATCGAGTTGATCGTGGCGGCGACCATATCAATTTTACCGGTAGATTTTTTCTTATTAACGTAACCATTTAAGTTAGTATCTAATACCTCGCGGGCATTAGAGAAGTTCAGCTCAAATAGATTATTTGTTTCATAAGAAAAATTATATTGTAAAATAACTTCTTTAAGGAGCTTGGTCGCAGGGTGTAAAGTTCCTGAGTGTTGTTTGATCTCAATGGTTTCATAGCCATGTTCTGACCAGCGGTTTGCAGAAGATACACAGTTATATCTGTCATATCCAATTCCTTTGATCGTAACGCCGTATTTTTCTTCGATGTCAAGAACAAAGTCCTCAACAAACCGTTGACTAATAACGTTATCACCACAAAGAAAAGCATAACCGTTTTCTTGAGCCATTCTGTAATCTACTTTTTCGACGCGAGACTTATCGTCTGCTCGGTTAGCAGGAAGGAATGCCCAAGCTTTTGTTAAGAATCGATCTTCGTCACGATCGTAAGCAACCATTGAAACCGCCGTGTTATCTGTTGTTTGGGCTAAGTCGACGCCGATAAAGACATCGCGACCACGCCAATCAATCTTGTCAACCCGACCTTTTTTCAATTCATCTGTAGAAACATAAACTTCCGCATCATTACCATCAACAAAAATGTTCATGTGTTTGGTTAAGAAGTTCTTTTTAGATGAAGGCATTTCAATTGCCTTTTGTCGCTGTTGTTTTAAATACTCCAAGTTTTCTGGAATATCAATGACCAGAGGATTTGCTTCGATGAGAGACTTATCTGATGTCCAATCTTTTGGATCGTCTGGCATGTAAAGTAATGCAAAAAGAGTATCATCTTTGATAACATCATCTAATACTTTTTCCGCATATTCTACTTCCTCGGTCATTGGGTTATTAAGAGATTCGTAAGCTGTACTAATTAGGATCCCTGTCCGGTTAACCATGTTCATTTGAGATGAGACCATGGCATCAATTGGATAGCGGTTCCGTAAAGCTCCAACTTCATCGGCAACGAAAACGTTTGCTTTACGACCATCCATCCGGTTTTCCGAATTGGCCAGAGCGATGAAGACTGAGCTTTTTAAAGTACAACGAATTTCTGTTTTGATAACCTTGAAGTATTTCGCGATCAAGGGTGAAGCCTCGATTGTTTGTTGAACTTCTTTTTTGACAATAGAAGAAAGTTCACGGTCTGGCGCAACTGAATAGAACTCCGAGTTTTTAGGTTCCATCAGAAGTAGCAGAATAAAGATAAGGGCAACCAGGAATGATTTTCCTGATTTACGAGCGATCAGTAAAACTGATTTTTCAAATCGTCGTTTAGTATGATCGTCGCCCATTTTCCAGCAAAGAGCATTGGCAATGAAGAACCATTGGAATGGTGCCAAAGCATCTCTGACCGGTGTCCCTTCTTTAATACCCGAGGCCATATTAATGATTCCCGTAAGATCATCAATAATTTTTAATTCGGCTTGGTCAAAGAAAAGATCGCCATTGTCTAAATCTTTTAAAAATTTTTGGCAGGCTTTTTTAATATACTTGCCCGCAATTATCTGATCGTTTGAAACCTCCACGGCATACGAATATGCTGGATGATTTTCCAGATACTCATAAGCCATTTCGATTCCCCGTTTCTGGATTAAATTGTAATTTAAAATCGATATTTTATATGGGACAACCAGGTATTGATCCTGGATCTTCCGGGTTTCAACCGGACGCATGAACCATCATTGCTATTCTCCCATAAAATAAAAAAAAAAAAAAATAAATCGCATACCAATAAAGACCGGGAAAAACCCTTATGAGCAAGGACACATTCAACCGGCTTTATATTATTGGAAATGCTAATACTCTGTACGAGAATTGAACTCGTGACTCCGGCGTGAAAGGCTGGCGTCTTAACCACTTGACCAACAGAGCAGAATCTCCCATATTGGACTTGAACCAATAACCTCACGGCCCCAAACCGTGCACTCTACCAAATTGAGCTAATGAGAGAAGTTGAATATTATTAGCAGGTCGGTAACCCTGCATCTCTTTAAAGACCATTTGCAAATGGCGCGATAGCTACCTGTTCTATCCTTAATAATATTCGGGTCGATCGGCCGGATTCGAACCGGCATCCATGGTCGCCCTGACCATAGCTCTCCCGTTGAGCATTACAATCAACATAATTTAAAATGGCAAAGGTGCATGGAATTGAACCATGTCTTCTGATTTTGGAGATCAGCGTGCTACCGTAACACTTCACCAATATAAAAGTATAATATCCCAAACCAATAAATGGATATTATTAAGATTAGTCCCTGCAAAAATGTGTGAAACAGAAAAAGGCAGGTTGCTCTAATCTAATTTTTAACCTAGCTGACATTGTGCACAACCCGCTAAGTGGAAATAAGTAAAACGTCGAATCAAAGCCGACGTTTTGCATAATCAGATCGCAGAAAATAGACGCTATCACCTGTTTCTTATCCGCAAAAGATCTATGTAAAAGGCTATAACAATTTATACACGATACGTAATATAAATGCTTTCGCCTTTTCATTATTTGTTTGTATCTCTACAAGTCATTTTATCGTTCGCACTTAGTGGTAGCGAGACTCCAAATAAAAACCCGGGCCTGGAGGAGGTAGCCCGGATGAAAGGATCCTGTTCAAGTCACGTGATAACCAACAACTTTCGCGACAAAGTTTTTTGGCTGATACAAAATCAATAAAGCACGATCAGCCTTGGAGCAATATTAACGGTCACCTAAAATCTTCAATAGCGGATCATTGTCCGTTTGCTCTTTTTCCATTTGCATTCCTGCAAGTGAAGCACGAGCCGCCGGAGAGAGCCCGAGTTGAGAGGATAATTTATTAAAGTGCGTTAGATATTTCATTTTAGTATTTACGGCGGGGTGTTCTTTGATCTCCAAGAAATTAGTGCGAGGATTCATTGTCTCAATAAACATTGAACCACGTTCTTTTAGAATTTCATCAGCCTCTCGCATTTTACTCATGCAATCAGCCGTCTGTTCTAAAACTGTAATATCAAGGTTACTTAAGATCCCACTTACAGCGAGTTCAGTAATTAAAAATTTGTAATAGCCTTGAGCTCGTTCATCAAGATGATCGGGTACTTCTTCAAGTAGATTACTATTTCCGAGCAATTGTTTTTCAACTTCAGCACGTAATGCTAGTTCAGCTTTCGTTTCTGAGTTCCCTTGCTTCAAGGCCGATGGTTTACGCGGTCTAGGCATAATAATCGGTCTCCCTTATAAAGTAAAATCTGAATCATCCATTTGAATTGTTCGCGGTTTAAAATCAATGCCGTTCATGCCAAGCTGGATATTGCAAGTTTTACAAAGTGTTATTAAATTGGAATTTGTAAAGATCAATTCCGGATATTTAATACGCGGTTTAATATGGTGAACCTCTAGCGAGCTAGTATTAATCAAACCATAATTTATAAAACATCTTTGGCAAAATCCACCATCGCGAGCAATGATCTCAAGTCTTTTTTTCCGCCATCGAGCTGAGCTAAGAATCTTTAATTGTTCTCTATTTTCGCGGTAATAATTACGTTTAGATTCATTATAATTTAAACGTTTATTTTCCGAGCAATATGGACAAGAACTATTGAAGTCGATTTTTTTACCGCATTTCGAACACATCTTTTTTTTAGTAGTCGAGTTTTTCATTAAACCAATCCTCCTTAACATGAGGAAGATCATCTATATGTTTTATGGAAGTACCACAATACTGACATTCTAAAATGATGTCTTTGTTCGATCGATGGGCAGAAATTGGCGATTTACAAACAGGACAATCTAAATCCGTTCTGTTATCAATCATGTAATTTCGTCCCTTGATATGAAATGTAAGATCGTTTGATCCTAATGTCCTACAATATATATATGCACGAAAAGGCTATTGTGCGTGAGAAATTGAGGATTATTTTCAGAATATTCTGACAACTTTTCACGCAAAGAATTGTTGTGCATGTGCAAGAAATTTGACATATAGAAACAGATCTGTGAAAAAGAAAGACTTTTTACTTTGCGCAGAAACTTTGTTTTGGGTACTTTAGCGTTAACGAGCCTCCACGTGGTACTCCTAGCCTCTCAACTTTTTTTTCTGAAAAGGCAGGGGGTACTACAAAAATAAAAATAAAAAAAATTTTTCAACTCTTCAACACAAACTCGATCATCCATGTTATAATTAATTATCGGCAGTGAGAACTGAGTGAAATGGCCGATCACAACCGATTAATCGAATGGCTTGGAGGTTTTACAAATGAATGAAACATTGGGAATGATTGAGGAACTACTCGAGAAGTTGTACCATGTTGACACAGTAATGAACTTAACGAATGCGGATAAGATCGAGCGTGAACTAAGCGGATCGAATGAACTCATTACGATCTACCACAACACAGAAGAGAACACTGAGTATGACTTACTCATTGGATTCAATCGACTTGACTTTGTTATTGAGTATCGAATCGAACTACTCTCACTCAACAAACAGATCAGTCTTATCAATCGCTTATCATCTGATGATGTCGATGCAATCGTTGCCATCAAAGCTGAAGAGATTAACTTCATCCAATACTTTAAAGAGTTGCTGACTCAATAAGATTATGGATCCTTACTTAATTGTGAGGATCCTTTTAATATGGACCGACGTCGCTCACTATATCTATATACCATATCATATACCATATCATATACCATATCCATGATATAGATCCATACCTATTAACATACCATATCATATACTATATACATATCCATACCCATAACTATGGCGGCTTATGGTATACCCATCTATATCTATGCCCATACATATAACCTACCTATATATCCACATACATATACATACCCATACTATATACCCGCATATAATATGCCAGACATATTCATACCCACATATATATTAGTACAATAGATCTACCGCACAATAGGTAGGGTATACATATTATAATATATACCAATCAATATATATCCAGCAGATATATACATGGATATAGTGTGCTGTGTACTGCAATGAGACATACATACACCTTACCTAACTAATGTCGATGCAACACAGGAGCCCATTAGTATACATATATATCATACATATATTAACATATTATGTACCTTATTACTAAGATCTATGTTATAATTAAAGTAACAAATATAAAGGAGCTGTTAATATGCAAACCAATGAAGCGGTTAAAGAAGACTATATGAAGATCATGAATGGAGCTACTGATACTGTAGATCTATTCCTAAGTGAGAACAATAAGGCAACTGTTACTCTTTCACCAAATACTATTGAGTTCAGAATGCCGAATGTGGATGGACTGTTTGAAGATGATTCATTTATGATTGTTCAGGAATATAATCCAATGGCTTTTGGTACAGCTTATATGTTCCTTATATCTGAACGCAATAAGATCTCTGTTCTCCGTGATCCTAAGGAATTATTCCATGTAACCTATTTGGTTGATAGAGTCTTTTATTTGCAGGTCAAAGATGTATTCTCTTGCCTTATTAAATAATACAGTGGATCCTATTAATTTAGGATCTTTTTATTTTAAAAATAAATTAATTAATTTCCATAAAACTGTGTACTTATTGCCCGTAATGTCGTATAATAAATATATAAGGTAATAACAAATCAAACAAAACCAAACAAAAAGGGGAAATTCAAATGACAAACTTAAACCTATTCGCAATCAAAGACTCTGCACAATCAGTAAAATTATATGTTCTCACAAACAAAAAATCTTATGAGATCATTAAAGAAATCACGGCTTACGAAGAAAGTGAATGCCGTAACATTTTTGAATGGTTCAAAGAAACAGTGAATGACGTTATCATTACTAAAACACTTTTAGACGGAATGGAAATTGACAAAAACCTTTACACAAACTAATTATAAGATCCCAGGAAACTGGGATTTTTTATTTACAATTTTATAGAATAGTGTTATAATTATAAAGTAAATAAGATTACTGGAGGCGAGAAAAATGACAATTGAATTATTATTACAGAGGATTAAAACACAATTCCCAAACATGAAAGTGAGAGAAGCTTTTTCAATTAGGGCGGACATACTATCTAACCTAATGAGATTTGGTGGAAGTGCAAGACGACTTATCAAGATTGGAACAGATCTTGAAGAAACATTATCCGTAGAATTGGATATTGATTCAATGGAATTATTCATACTTACTAACTATAAAAACAAGAGTAGCGAGATTAGTTCATTGGAATATGTTCGTTTTACTATTGAGTTGGAAATGTTGATTGCGACTAGTTCTCCGTTATTATCTTTAACAAAATAATTTACTAGATCCTGCAAAGGATCTTTTATTTTTTACAGAAACAAGTATAATATAAACAGGAGGTGTTGCTATTGGAAAACCTTATTAATGGGATTTTCTTCACTGTTGTGTTTTCAATTGTGTGCTTTCCATTTGTTATGATAACCATCAGGAGAATCGATCGAGATTAAAAAAAAAAAAAAAAAAAAAAAA